TCACGCGGGACGACAGCGGAACCGCGTCCTGATCGCGCTTGGAGGAGATTTCAAAGTAGCCCATCATTTACCTGCCGTAGCTGCTTTAACTGCCCACATGGCAGCGTCCTCGTAATGGGTCTGTGCAATGGCTGCGCAGCGCCCGTCGATTTCCTTCAGCGTCTCGCAGAGGTTGATGAGCCTTGCAGTGGCCTGCTTGATTTCATCAACGACGCCGCTCGCGGAAGGGTTGAACGCCACACGGACGCGCTGTTCGCCAATCGTGTCCATCAGGCATGCCCTTCCTTCGTTTCGACCGGCACCGGCTTGTTGGCGTCAGCGACGGCGGCTTTCAGATCATCGAGGAGCTGAAGAGCCATCTTCATCCCCTCGTCGCTCACAGAAGGCGCCTTGGCGGCGACCATGAGAAGTTCGCCAAGACCGGAAATCTTCTGCTGGCTATCGAGTTTGAGATTGATCATTTTTGCTTCTCCAAAGCAGTGTCCGGTCAGTTGGAGAACGCGCAGGCTGACCGGACGTGCTCCTGCGCGTGTTCCGTTACGCAAACCTCATATGCAGCCCGTCATCCGGCTGAACGGTCACGCCGAGATAATCCGGCAGAGCAGGCGGCGGCGTGGTTTCGTCCTTTGGCCACCAGCGGCCATGCAGATAGAACTCAGGCGACGGAGCCATCTCCGGCACCTCGTTCCCGAACGGGTCGGTGACGGTCTGTCCGGTCGGCACCATGCGATGCCCCTCGACGGCGAGGGACCTGCGTTCGCCGTAGTCCATCCAGAAAACGTGCCGCTGTTTGGTATGACGTTCGTCCCAGCCGCCTCCACCAGCAACCCCTGCGCGTCCCACGTCGAGCCGTTGTAGGCGTAGGGATAGCGCGGGCCGTAGTAGGCCGTGGAGGTGGTGATGACTTGGTCTTGCGAGCGCGGCGTGGTTTCGTAGGTGACAACGGAATAAGTCTTCGCATAAACGTCGATTGCATCGCCGTTTGTCGCAATGAACAAGTCAAAATAATTGCCCGATGCGTTCATCGGACCAGACAGATAGAATTGCTGCCACGCGCTTGTGACAGGCAATACGGTGCCGCCGCTGTCGTTAGGGTTTTTGAGGGTTATATTTCCGGTTCCCGTCCTTCTTCTGATGTAGACGGATACAATCGCATTGGGCGTCCCAGATACAGCGACGGGGGCTTGGTAAATCTCGGCATTATTTGCCGTAGCGGTCAATGTCGTAGCGTTTGTGCCGCCGAAGGGGTCGGAAACGCCAGTTGTCGGCGTGATATTGACCAGTGACGTGCCAAGCGTATTGGTGAAGTTATTGCTGTTCGTCAGCAAATTATTCGCCGCATACGTCAGCTTCCCCGTGCTATCGAACATCGTCGCGTTGCTGGTGCGCGAGAAGCTCGTCAGGGACTGGGATTGAAGGAAGTTCCAGTTAACGACCGGACCTTCCTGATAAAGCGCGAGGGGATGCGGCATTAGGCGAACCCTATCTGAGCCGAAGCGTAGAGATACGTGCCGTCGCTGTAGGCGGTAATCACGTCGATGTTGCCCGCCGTGGAGGAGAGCACCGGAGCCGTGCCGCCCGCCCACTTGAAGTTCGTCCACGTTGTGATCGTCTTGGAGCCGCCCGTGCCCTGCGTGATGATGAGCAAATACGTGCCGCCCGCGACGAGGTTGGACATGGTGAGCGTCGCGCCGACATCATTGAGCGTCAGGGACGCGACCGAACTGACGTTCGCGTTCCACGTAATCGTCGCGCCGGAAGTCAGCGCGGTCGGCGGGCTGTAAAGCTGTGCGGCTGCGAGGTTGGAGTATGCGCTGTCGTCCGCAAGGCGGACTTGGAGGGTGGCGAGGGAGCGTTTGAGGGCGGGGAAGCTGGAGGTGGTGCCGCCGAACTGGAGACGGTTGAAGTCCGCAAACGAATTATTGAGAAGCGTGATTACGCCGTCAGCCGCCCAGTTGAGCCCACCGCGCTGCCCGGTCGACAAGGAGACGCCGCCATTGCCGAGGATAACCGAACCGCCAGAATAGATGTTGCCGCCGCTATAAATATAGCGCGGTCTATTCGCGCCGCTCGCGCCGATGTCGTAGGTGTTGTCGGTGACGGCAGTCAAATGGCCGGAGCCGTTGATAAACCAGTTGAGCGCGCTGTCAGCCTGACCGGTCAGATAAAGGCCAGTTGAGCCGCCTAGCGTCAATGTGCGCCCTGCGCCTGTCCCGGCGTAGGAAGTGTAAATGCGCGGATTACTGCTGCTAAAGTCAACGCGAATGCGCTCATAATTCGACGCATCCGTGTATGTGCTGTAGATGTTGAACGCCTGCGCGTTCGCGCCGTTTCTCAGCGCGAGCGTGTTGGCGGCGTCGCGGGCGAGAAATAAATCGGCCGAATTGCCGTAGTTTGGCGCCGCCTCCCACGCTAACGTCGCTGCCTGTAAATAAACGAATGCGCCTTTAACAGCGAGCCCGTTGCTACCACTATTTGACATGAGGGAAATGCCATTCCCCGACCCGTTCCATATTGTAAGGTATGTGGAAGCAGTTCCAAAAACGGGAGTGCTGAAAGAGGTTACGAATGGGACTGTAACTGTGCTTCCGAGCGTCAAACTCTTATCGGCATTGATCGTCAGCGCCGTCGCCAGCGCATTCTGCGCCGTCCCGGTCGTTCCCGCAGGCGCGACTTGGAAGATGATGGAGCCGCCAGCGCCCGTGCCGGTGCCCTTGCTGCCAGCGATGGTGAAATTCGCGCCCGCCGTGTTCGTCGTGCCAGCGACGACGCTCTGCACTTGGAGGGTCTGGGCGACGGGAGCAGCCGCGTCCGCAGCGCCGAGTTGGAGTGTGGCGGCGGCGGCGCGCGTCTGGAACGTGTCGTTGTTCCAGTTGAATGCAACGCCACTGTTCAGCCGGAAATCAGACGAAGAATTGATAGAGACGACTTGCGCGTTGCTGTATCTAAGCAGCAAAGGGTTGCCGCCCGCACAATTCAAAATCGCATACCCGGCAGAGCCGGCTAAGTATGCGCCAGAAGTCCCGAGAAACAAAGTAGAGTTGTCGCCCGTAACATATTGAAATCCGAACGCTCGCGAGCCGCCGACTTGCAACTCCAACAGCGTCGAGGCTGTTGCCTGCGCCGTCATCGTCACATTCAGCTTTATGCCCTGAAACGTGACGCCAGAATTGTTCCATGTCTGCGACAGGTCAAGAACGGGGCTGTTCGTCGTGACCGTGCCGCCGCTGATGGCCGTCGCTCCGCTCTTAGAGACGCTGAACTTACTCACCCCGCCAACCTGCAAGTCCATGAGCAGCGAGCCGCTCGCGCTCGCCGTGTCCGTCGCGTTGAACTTCAGGCCCGTGAACGTGACAGCGCCAGCGTTCCACGTCTGCGACAGGTCGAGGACGGGCTTGCTGGTCGTGACCGTCGCGCCGGTAAGAGCGGTCGAGCCAAGGAGGCCACCGGCAAGCTGCAACCCGGTCATCTTCACAGGGCCGACGCCGGATGTCTGGACGACAGGCAAAAGATCGGTCGACGCTAGATTAGCGGCGCTGGCGTTAAGTCCAGAAATCGGTAGGTTCGGCATGTCTTATGCTTCCTGTAGAAGGTGGTCGGTGCTTCCCTCAAGCAGCAGGAAGCTGACGTCGTCTTCCAGCATGATCGCGTTGCCGGAGGGAGTCGGGCCCGGGCCAAATTCGTGGAACGACAGGCCCTGACCGATGGTGTTGCCCGTCCCCGTCGTCAGAAGGTCCGCGCCGCTCCAGAGACCCTGATTGGCTGACAGGCCAGACATTTAAATCGGTCCATTGCTGCTCTGGAGAGTCGTCATTTGGACGAACCCCGTGCTGGTCGTCGTGAGGATGACGCGCGCATATTTGGGAGCGAACAGGAAGTTGCTCTGCTGCGTCGTGGTCGCTGCAACGACATTCGTATCAGAGATATTGACCCAAGACATGGAGCCCGGAGCAACGGGCGAGAATGGGTCGAACGGGTCGTCTAGTGTAGACTGAACCGTATAGGTAGCCGATCCGGTTACCGTGCATTGGATGGAGATGTTCGACGGAGCGAAGTCGTCGAAGCGAACCCAGGGCGACGTGGCGGTGTTGGTCATGCCGACAGTCAGGGCGCCGGCGGCGTCAGCCGAAATCGTCACACTGGAGACGGTCTTGAAATACGATGTCGTCGTCGACGTTCCAGCATTCGTCCCGGCGACAGTCTCGGTCATCGGAGCGCCATTGACGCCGGTTCCGGTGATGACAAAAGTCTTCGCGGATTCGTCTGCGGCCGCGACAATCGTCACCTGACGCGCGGTTGATCCGGTGAATACGGCGGCGGAAAAAGACCCAACCTGAACCGATCCGGCGTTGCCGCTAACTGAAACTTTGGTGACGCCGATGAACTGTTTGGTGGTGACGCGCGCCTTGGTGTTCGCTCCGGTGATCGTTTCGATCAGCGGGCCGCCGTTCGCGCCGTAGCCGTAGATAGTGAAGGAAAGCGCACTGTCATCGGCGGCGCTGGTCACATAGACGTAGCGAGGGCCGCCAAACGAGCCGGCCGTGGACGCCAGAGTAAGGTCTCCGGCTCCGGCTGGATCCTGCGAGGCGGCGACATTGTTGATGCTGTAAACACCCCCAGCGCCATTAAGGACGATCTGGCCGGCATAGGGCGTCTGGGAGGCGGCAACCTGATTGGCGACTGCCGCAGTCACAGGCCCAACGGAAACGGTCTTGGCTTGCATGTCAGCAGTCCCATTTTTTTAACGAAAGATTTATACGGCTGTTCGGGTCTTTGGCGGTCTTCTCGCTGGTGAGCTTGGCCTTTGCCCCGCTCATCCGGGCGCAAAAAGACTTGCGTCTCGAAGCGGCCTTGTCGCTTTTTGCGGCCTGCTCTTTCGAGACGGGAGGCTTCAGGTTCATGCCCTCGCGCTTGGCGGAGGCCCTCCCCTTGGCGTTGAGTCCGCCCTCCTTATTTTGGCCGGCGCTGCGCTGCCATGCGGGAGTTTTGGCCATGCATGCCTCCTGTTTGAGAAACGGGGGCTTTCGCCCCCGCGCTCGTCAGTAATGAGAGGCCTTGCCCCTCGGCGTGCCGGCCTTGGCCGACGAGAAGACTCCGCCGCCAGACTTGCGGGCAGCCCGGCCACCCGAGCACTTCTTGTCGGCCTTGCCGCCCTTCTTGAAGCCCTCGTCCTTCTTTTCGGCGTCCTTGATGGTCGACGCCGGTCCCTTGTAAGCACCCATGGAAACCTCCTGTTACGGCGTCAGGTCGCGCGCCTGAACGTAATTGACAACAAGCACGCCGACGCCACTGCCCGTGTTCGTTGACTTGGTGTAGATCTGGACATCGGCGGTTCCGACATCGAGCCACTTACCCGTGCGCGTCGCGTCGTTGCCCGGAACGATTTCGAGCAGACCGAGCGTCGTGCTGGCGTTGTTGTCGCCGGCAACAGCAAGCTGGGTCGCCGTCGTATCGACGCCGACGTTAATGGTCTGCGCAACGCCATCCCAAGCCGTGGTCTTGAACAGCTTGATCGAGACGATCTGGCTGTTCGCCGGGATCACGATGCCGGTCTTGTAAACGCCAGCAGACGAGACGTTGGTCGCCTGCGCGACAGCTGACGACTGAGACATCATAACCCAGCCGACATTGGCGACATCACTGCCGATGGTCGTTCCGCTGGTGTTTAGAATACTACCGGCCTGAAGAGGGCCGGTCCAATGAGTAGCGGCCATGAGGCCCTCCTGTTCAGTGGACGAACGGGCGACTTGCGCCGCCCGCTCTTAGACCCTTAGCTCGGGAAGGCGCCGTAGATCGCACGCCAGTTGTAGTAGCCGAACGAGTAGCGCTCGTAGCCCTTCACAAGCAGGTTGTCCGTGACGAAGTCGACCTGCATGTCGGTCTCGAACTTTACGCGCTCCATGTAAGAGAGGCCGTCGATGTTCGTGAGCAGATACCAGTATTTGGCCGACGTCAGGAAGTCGTTGACCATGTAACCTTCCGGCAGGCCGCCGGCGGTCATCATAATCGCGTTGACGTCGTTGTCGGCAGTTCCGGGGCGCAGTTCCGTCTTGGTAAGGCGAATGGCGACCGGCTCAAGAGCCGCAGGAACGACGAGACGACGACCGCGAGCAAACACCTTCAGGCCGGCCTGATCCTTGAAGTTGGTGCGGATCGCGATCATCGCGTTCAGCAGCGTGGCTTCGTTCAGGTCGTTAGTGGTGTAGTTCGACACCGTGCCGCCATCGATGGGATGGTCAGAAGCGCAGAGCGCCTTGCCGTCGCCGCCGATGGAGGAGTTGTAGGTCGTCGCGGTGTTCAGGATGTTCGCGCCGTAGATCTCCTTGGTCTGCTGAAACGATTCAATCAGACCGAGGTTGGACGGCATGAACTGGGTCTTATACAGGTTGTCGTCGATGGCCTTGCGAGTGATCGCGTAGCCAAGAGCGATTTCCGTATGCTCCTGATTGTAGACGTAACGCTCACCAGCGTTGTTGTCGAAAGCCGTCTGGCCGCCTTCAGTTTTCAGCTGGGCGAGGCCGAGGAAGCGCATTTCAGCGGTGCGCTCAAGGGCCATCTTCGAGTCGTGCTTGGTGAAGATCTTGTCATACTGTGACGGGATCTGGTCGTAACGACCCTCCACCCCACGGAGACCGGGAAGGAGAAGGTCTTTTATTGCACTGAGGTTCACGGCCATCGGTCAGTTCTCCTTCTTAGACGCCGGTCAACTGACGACCCGAGACGTTGTTAAACGCCACGATGACGTGGTTGTAAGCGGAGGCGTAATCCGTTCCGTTAGCTCCGGGCGGATCGGTGACGAGGCCGACAATGCGGAAGGGCAGCGTGTCGGTGGTGTTCGGGCTCTCGACATACATGCCAGAGATGCCGGTCGCGGTGTTACCCGTGCCGACGTTCAGCTGAATGTTGGCGTTGATGTCCGCGATGCCGATGGCGGAGCCGCCAGCCTGCACGACGAAGCGCGCATTCGGGTCGTTGACGACATAGGCTTCGATGTCGCCCGTGGCGTCAGAGCCCGGCCAATAGTTCGACCAGACGGTGCGCTTCTGCGAAACCGAGGTGTATTTGCAGCCGACGAAGACACCGGCGAGCTGAACCGTCGAAGCGGTTGCCTGCGCGATGTATCCCGTGTTCAGCGGGATGACGGCGTCACCAAAGAAAATTGCAGTGGTGTTGTCGGACTTGATCCGCATGACCGCCTGCTCGTAGGTCGGCGCGTAGCCGAGCCCGCGATACTGACGAAATCCAAAGGGGCTATTAGTGTTCGCCACGATGGTTCTCCCTTTGACAGGAGGCTCATCATCGCGCGCCGGGGCGATTTAGAAGCCGGGAAAAGTCGAAGCCTCCACGCCGGGGGAGGCATTGCGGTCAAGATAATAACAGAGCTTGACACAATATAAAAGGGGCCGCCCAGCCCGCACGCCAAGCGACCCCAAGCCCCCTACAGGCTTCCCAGATCTTATTCCGGGATCGGCATTGGTTCAAACGATTTATTGATCTTTGGCCTCGCCTGCGCGTGGTCTCTGGTCATCGTCCCGTCCGGCGTGCCGGCGATCTGGCTTTCCTTGAAGCGAACCTGATCGCGCGCCGCCTTTTGCTGGATGCGCCGGCGCTCGTCGACGATTTCCCTCGGGCACTCCATCAGGATCATGCCTTTTCGCATGATCGGGTCGTTTCCGGCGCCCTTGTGCATCATCTCGGGGTGGCGATTGGATGGGACCGGCGTCCACCCCTCGCGAGCGAGCTGCATCAGATATGTGCCCTGCTCCTGATTGAGGATGGAGTGCGTTTTCCACTGATACTCCCATCCTTCCGGGACGATATCCGGCGGGATGTAGAATTCGTCGGAACCGACGTCGTCCGCGGCGCCGTGAGCGCGCAATTCGGCGGCGCGCGCGGCGGCGCGAGCCCTCGGGTCGTCCTCGCGAAGCGCCGGGCGAGCCACCGTCTCGCCAGAACCCTGCGAGGGGGGCGTCTTCCCGGCCGATTCCGTCAGCCGGCGCTGCAATTCTTCGTTTACGCGCAGCCCGCGCGACATTTTTGCCGTATCGCTCATCGTCAATTCCCTAATTTGCCTTCGCGCTGAAGCGCAACCTTGTTTCTCGCGTAATCCGTCTCAGACATGCCCATCATTTTGGCCATTTCGGCCTCCTGACGGCTCAGACGAACGACATTTGGACGCTGCCCACCGCGCGAAACTGGCGCCGGAGGCGGCGGAGAGGCGCGTCTAGGAGGCGCTGGGGCCTCTTCGACCTCCTCGACGGGCTCAGGACGCCGGAATCCCATGCGGCTGTCGAGGAACGCGAAATATTCCTCCGTATCCGGCTGGATTCCGTCGTCGATTGCATCGTCATGCGCCCTGAACATGCGCTTCACGGCGCGCTCGTCGTTGAGGGCGTCCTTGTGGGACCTCAGCCAAGACGCCGACTTCTCGGAAACAGACCTTGCGATCTGCTCGACAAGCGGCTCCTCGCTTTTGGGCATCTGCTTGACGGGCTGGCGAGCCGCCGCTTCGAGCTCCTCACGCAGATCTCGCTCGCCGGCCGACAGCTCGGAAAGCTGATGGGCGTTTACGGCAAGAGCTTCCTGAACTTCTGCGGCTTTGTCGAAGTCCCCGGCCGCCATCGCGCTCGAATACGCCGCCTTCAGAGCCTCCGAGCGACCCTTTACGGTCTCGATTGCTCCGACGACGAGCTGATATCGCGCGTCGCGCGTCTGAAGCGAGGCGCGCTGGGCGTGAATTTCGGCCTCCGCCGCCCGGCGCTCGGCCTCTGCGGCGCGATTGCGCTCCATCTCGAAGCGCCTCTTCAGCTTGTCGATGCCCTCCTCTGCCGAAACCTCGGGCTTTTTCTCCTCGGTTTTGGGATGGACGGCCTTCTCGACAGGCGCATCGGCGACTTCGACCTTGATGTCGTCGCCAGTCTTCTCGACGACGGGAGCATCGTCGAGGGGCACGTCAATATGATCTTCTTCTGCCATTACCACACCATGTCTACGTCGTTTCCAATAACGCCCTTGATCTGCACGTCGCTGAGGATCCTGCAGGAGACGCCATTAACAGTGACGGTCCATCCATCGGCCGGTCGAAACAAAACCCAGTCGCCGACGTTGAACGTCATGCCGTTGAACCACTTGGGGTCCGACTCGTCTTCCTTGAAGGCAGACGGACCCATCGCGACGATCATTCCGATCTTAGACTGGAATCGGTCTTCGTCGCGGACGCGGTCATTGATGATAATTCCACCCTTGGTTTTTTCGGGGCGGATATAAACGGCAATCATGATGTTGTTGTTCAGCAGTTTGACACTGCTGATGTCGCCGATCTCCGCAAGGATCTTCTCTTTCGGGTCGACGTCGTGCGCCATTGCAATGCTCATTTTCGCCCTTCTCCTTCTTCGTAATAAAGTCTGTGCGCGGCCTCTCCGATCTCATCGAGAGCCTCGCGCAGGCCGGCAATCCTCCCGACCAAGCGAGAATATTCGCTGTAATCCAACGGAATGCCGGCGGCTGCTTGGGTCATGTAAGCTTGGATGCGCTCATTCAGAAGCGCCTCCAGCTCGCGGCGGAAACGATCCGCCGTCGTCAATATCGACAATCCCCTTCTCCTTCCCTTCTTCTTCAGTAGTCCTGCCGGGCGGGCGAAGAAGGGGTGGCCCGCCCGGCGATCATCGCGCCGCCATGTCTCGGCGCGAATTCTTTATGCGCGCTTCTTGGCGATGTCCGTCTTCTGAAGACGTCCTTCGCCGCTCCCGGCGCCGGCGCGCATGTCCTTGTAGCTCTTAGCCACCTTGGTGGCGCGGCCGCCGGTCTTCAGCGCCAGAGGAGATTTCTGCGCGCCCGGAGCCGGCGGCGGGGGCGGCGGCACGGCCGGCATCTGCGACTGCATGGGCGGCGGGGAGGAAACCTGCGGCATCGGGACAGGGACGGGGCGGGGAGCGGCCATCGGCGCGTCGCTCGCACCCTTGCCGATGTTGATGACGGTCACGCCGCCATTCTTGCGTCCCGGACGCTCGGCGGCGTCGTGATCCTGATCCTTGCCCTTGCGGTTTTCCTTGACCGCGCCGCCCTTCTTGTAGGCCCGGCGGGTCGTTGGCTGAAGGCCGGTCTTTTTGTCGGCCTCGAATGCTTCCGGGCGAGAGACGCTGGTTGCGTCGACCTTTCCGACCTTCTCACTGGCAAGGCGCTTGGCCTTGCCTTTGAGCGCTTCGCGCGCGCTCTTCGCCATCTGATACATTCGTCCGTTCCCTAGCTAGAGGATCAAGCGGCGTCCCGCTTGCGGGATAATACATCACGCGCAAGCTTGACGACAGGGCCGCCCTTACGGAATCCGTAATCCGTATGGCGCTGCATGCCGGTCATGACGCTATCGAGCATTTGGTCGTTGATTTCCTGACCGAGCTTGCGGGTTTCCATGCTCTTGCGCCATGAGCTGCGGCCGAGGCTGTCGTCGGAAAACGGATGAACGACACGGTTACCCTTGGCGAGATTGGTCATGATGTTACGCTCTACGTCAGGCATAACATACTGCGACTGGACAAACGGGACGTCGCCGACATAGCGGCCGCCCGTCGGGCTCGGATGGGTCGAGTGCCTGAAGGCGAGCGCCTCCGGCGTCAGATTGTCGGGATCGAACTGCACGATGCGATGACCGAGCATGTTGCCGGGGGCGGAGCGAAGCGCCGGGTCCGTAATTGCGACACGCGTCTCGCCGACGGCGGGGAAGCCCTCGCGAAGGCGCGGGGCCTTGTCGAGGAACTTGACGATCTCCGAGCGGCGCGTGCCCTCAAGACCGCGCGCAAATTCGCTCGCCTCGCGCGCATTCTCGAACCCGGGCCAGCCCTTCATTGCCTCGCGCGCCAGCTCCATGTCCGCCGGAGCCGCGTGCGCGCCGGCGCGAAGGATCTTGTCAGCGTTGCGCATGTCCTTCTTGTAGGCTTCGCCGAGCGCGATCTGAGACAAGAGAGTGTCGAGCATGTTGTGCGAGGAGTCGACAGACTGAACGCCCATCGGGTGATAGACGCCAAACACAGGTCCGCGCTTTGCCGCCTCCCTGATCGCATTCCAGAACCCTGTCGCGTGCCCCTCATTATTCGCCCAGATCGCGCCCGGGTTGGGCTCCAGCATGTATTTTGGTCCAGCATGCAGGTCGACCGGCCACGCCAGCTCGCGCCCGTTGATGTGCGTCAGGCGGCCGAGATCAGAACGGTCTCCGGCGACATTGAAGAGCGTGCCGCCCTTGGCCTCGCGGACGAAGTCCTCCCACGTCATGTCGCGCGGCGTGAGCGGATTAACGCCGGGGATGCTGCTTACAGTCGACGTAACATCCGAGACCGGGCGCGTCTGCTTGATGTTGTAGAACGAGCCCGGGGTCATGACATTGCCCTGCGGGACCTTTAGCGTGTTCACGTATTGAAGCGCCCTTGCGACCGAATCCGGGTCGTCGCTGAACGGGCTGGAGACGCGACGGCGAGCCTCGTCCAGAGAAATGAACTTGGCGATCTCCTTTGCCGCGCGCGCCTTGGCGCTGCCGCCGGCGTCATAGCCGGAGCGCATTCTATGGAAGACGTCGCGCACCGGCTCATGCGGGTCGTTGGCGAAAGCCGCCGCGTATCCCATCATGTCGGCCTTGGCGCCGGGCAGCATCGAGAAGAAATCCGACGCATCGCCGTGGCCCGTGGTGCGAACGTCATTAGCGAACTTCGCCCGCAGCGCGAGGTCGAGGAGGCGCGACGCTCCGCGCGTAGCAGGATGCATGTTTGCGGCAATCTGAGCGGCGCTGGCGATGAGTGGCGACACGGTCTCAACCGCATCTACCGCCGACTTTGGATAGCGCCCGAGCGGGATGCTGCGGCCTCCCGGAAGCGGGTAGGAGGCGTCGCGCATCTCGACGACGCCCGGGCCTCCGCTCAGATGCGACTGCTGCATCATGTCCCTGATGCGGTCCATCTCTCCCTGCGTTGGCTCCATTTCACGCGGCTCGATCTCGGCGTTTCGCACGATGTCCATGGCGCGCTCGACAGACCCTCCGCCGGCAAAACCAAACTGAGGCGCGAAGATTTCCTTCATGATGGATTTGCGCTCCTGTGGCGTGCGGTAAAAATACAGCCCCTCCTCCGGGACGCCGGCGCTCTTCAGAGCTTTATACGCGCTGTATCCAACGTCCTCGTTGGGGAGGATGGCCCCGGCAAATTCGTCGAAGCCGACCGGGCGCATCGGCTTGGCCTCCATGTAGGACGGCTTCAGCCCCTTGATGTCGTCCATGATGCTGTTGACAACGCTCATGTTTTCTCTGGGGTATTCCGTATATGTCCGCTCAAACCCCGGAACGCCTTCCCTGTGATAGTCGATCATGGCGCGCGTCAGCTGCCCCGTCGGAGACGGGTCTTTTTCGCGAGCATACTTCTTCATCAGGTGAGCATGCGAAAGGATGCGGCTATTGACGTTGCCCCAAGCCTCGTCTTCCGAATCCACGTCGTCGGCAAAATTCCAACGATTGCGCTGGATGTCTCGCAGCGTTTTAGGCTGCGGCGTCATGAAGGCCTTCAGAAGACCCGGGCCAACCGCGATCCCCTCTCCGCCCAGAACCGGCCGAGAGCGCATGTGCGCGAGCACGTTTTCGATTGAGGCCGGGACTTTCGTGTTGTCGTCAGGCGACCTGAAGATGAAGTCATGTTTCGGGAAGTCGGATCCGATAAATTCATTCGCGCCGAAAATGCGCGGCATGCGGGCGGTGTAAGCGTCTGCGCCAAAGACGTGATTGTCTTCCGACGGGATGGCGAGATGCGGCCGGCCGACAAGCGTCGAATTGCCAAAGTCGACAGGGCTTCCCGAAAACTTGGAGAGGGCAAGGCTCGGCGCCGGGATGGCGTTAAACCGGTCGACGAGCTTGCCGATCTTGTCGGCGTCCAAGTTGTGGTAGACGTTGATGCGCTCGCCCTTGCCTACATTCTTGGCGGCGTCCAGCGCCGCGCCGACGACGTCGGCGAACTGATGCTTCCAGCCGCCATCGGCGAACCCGGCGCGACCGCCGGCTGCGCGCGGCCGCATGGCGTCGATGATGTCCTGATGCGTCGTCTTTTCGTTCCCGTTTCCGAAATTTCGAACATGCGGCGGGGCCGACGTCGCCTTGATGTCGGCGCGAACATCAGAAAGCGGCCGCCATTTCCAGTCGTCAATGTATCTTGACGGCGGATCGGAGTAGCCGGCCAGAACATCTTTGGCGGCGCGTATGACCTTGGCGACGCCGCCCTTCTCGTAGCCCTTAGACCACTGATAGCCGCGCGAACGACGGCCGGTCGATGAGTTGGGCTGCGGCGTCATGAATCCGGGCGGGACCGGATAGCCGTTCTTCAGGCCGGTGACGAACGGCGCGGCGATCTCCTGACCACCGGCATCGGTGTAGGCGCCCGGGCCAGAAACGAACGGGGACGTCGGCGTCCCGATCATGTCGGCCGCGCTGAATTGCGCCGGCCTACGGGTAAATACCGAATTTACCGCCGACATCAGATTGTCCATAGAGGGTGCGGCCCCCCCGTCCGCCATGACTTGGCGGCCAACACCCGGAAGGTAATGCGTCGGGAATCGGTCTTGGATGAGGGAGCCGCCACGCGCGCGCCCCTCGCGGGAGCGCATCAGCTCATAAAGACGCGGCAAGTCGGAGACGCCGCTTCCTTCGTTAATGTCCCTCACCTCCTCATCTGGGAGAATGCGATTGACCTTCATCGAGCCGCCAATCAACCAGTCGCCGGTCATGTTGGGGTTGGTCTTGTAGCGGTAATGGCCGCCGACCGGTATCTGGTCGGTGATGTGCGCCGTGCGGGGGATGATCTCGCCGCGTTTGTTAAGCTGCGCGCGACGCAGCGCCTCCGTCTGCCAGTCGACGTCGTCTGGCATGGAAATCTCGGCCCAGACCTGATTGTCAGGGCGATAGTCGGGAGCCTTCAGACCCGGCGCCGACTTGCCGCCGATGTGGGTGGCGATGGGCAGGTCGCCCGCGTGCCATCCCGGGCGATAGGCGAGAGGGCCGAGGCTCGACTTCACCTTGCCGCCGATGAGAGGGCCGCTCTCGGCGTCGAGCCATTGGCCCATCGGAACAGGCGTATTGGCGTTGACGAAAAGCGGATAAAGCTGGTCGTTTTTCTGGCGAAAGAGCTTGTAGGCCGAGACGGTCTTGCCGGGCTCCTCGCCCGCCATAATGCTCTTGGCGAGGTCGACGAGCGCTTTCTTTCCAGCCATGATCAGACCTCACCTTCAATTGGCGGCTCATTATCCCTGAGGCGCTTCAGCGTTTCCTTGTCGACGATGCTCGCGACCGTCTGTTTGCCGCCCGGATATTTCAGGATGTCTGCGGCCAGCTTCACAGCAGCAAGCCGCTCCTTGCTCTCGCGGTCGCGCTGGCGGTTCATGGCTTCGAGGCGGTCGTCTTCGTTCTTGAAGAGCGCCGCCTGATGGTCGGCCGCGATCTGCTGCGCCTGCATGCGCGCCTCGACGTCGGCCTGATGCAGCGTCATCTCGGCGCGACGCATGTCGGCCTCGATCTTCGCCTGCTGCAGCTGCGCGTCGAGCATGCGCTGGCGCATCTCGGCCTCCTTCAGCTGCAGGTCGGCGAGCTTGTTGGGGTCGAGCTGCGGCGCGCCCTCCTGACCGGCGTTGGCGATCTCGCTCTGGATCTTGGCGACGTCGGCCTGCGCCTTCATCACCTTCGCCTGCGTCTCCTGCGCCTTGATCTGGAGCTCTTGCTGCTTCAGGGCGACTTCCGGCGGCGGCGGTGCGTTCGGATCCGGTTGGGCGAGGAACTGCTCAGGGTTGTTCCAGCCCAGCGCCTGCAAGGCGGCGGTGTCGACGGCGATGGCGTTATACATGCCCGGATTGGCGGCCTGTAGCTGCTTGAGCGCCATGACCTTCATGACGCGCTGCGTGTGGCTCGACGTGTTCGGGTCGGCCTGCGGGACGAGGTCGCAGTTTTCGAGGGCCTGCCGGAAGATTTGCTCATTCCATTGTTCGGCAGGCCGCTTGTTCTTCCCCCAGAAGGATTCCGGGTTTTCCTTGAAGCACCTCTTCAGGAGCTGGAATTCTTCCGCCTGAGAGGCGTGGAGGCGCTTGTGAACGCTATTGAGGATTTTCGTCGCCTGATCGATGAGGGCGAGCGTCGTGCCGACCGGCGCATCCTGCCGCCCCTCGCCGACTTGCAGCTCCGCCGTGCCTCCGACGCGCTGGCCCGTCTCGACCATGTTGGCGACAAGGTTCATCAGCGCCTGACCGGGCTCCTTGTAAGGGAGCGGCATGACGGCCTGATTGATCGGCATGCCGTTGGTCTTGACGAGCGCCCCACCGCCCGGCGGGACGCGGAAGATGTTGGTATTCTGCCGTGCGCCAATATCCGCCATCAGGAAGCCGGGGAAATTGGCATACATGCCGGCGTCTAGCATTTCTCGCCAAGCAGCCGTAACAGCAGACGTGGTATTACCCAGAATATGCAGTAGACCGATATCGTAAAAACCCAAACCGGGAACAAAGGAATATTTGACAAATACCTGTCGCGGCTCCGGAAGTGCATTGGAGTCCTCCTGAGGTTCGTCATAATTACGAACAATCGAAAGTATTTCCCTTGAAGTGACGTCAATGGTGACGCGATACGGTATCTCAAGACCGGTCACCTTTCCTTTGTGCTTATGCTCGAAGCCCGGGATGTCGAGCTCGCAGTAAACCTCATAGACCTCGCGGTCGCGGTCCTCAGGATTGCGCGCCTCGATGGTCACGCCCTGAATGGCGGCCTTTTCCTGCTGGGCGGCGTCCGGCGACTCGTAAGTCGGCGTCGACAGGTCGATGTCGCGATAGACGCCCAAGATCTGAAGTCGGCGCACGGTCGACGAACGCATGAAGACGCGATGCGTGATCCGCTTGGCGTCGGCGAGCGTCGAGGCGGCGTTGTTGACGATCAGGTCCTCTGCGTCGACCGTGTCGGAGACGGGCCTGCCGCGCAGGGGGCAGAAATAGACCTTCTTGAAGGTCGTCCCGCCGAACCCAAGCATGAAGAGCATCTTGTCGGTGTCGGGGTAGTAACCCTTGTCGATCACCGTCAGGTAATAATTGAGGTCGCGCTCCAGCGACTCGGCGAGGCGGTCCTGCTCGACGGGCGCCGAGAAGCTATTGTTCTCCACCTTCACCGGGCCGTCGGTCGGCAGCAGCTCGCTGCGGGCATTTGCCTGAAAGCGAAGGACCGCCTCCAGCAGCAGCGGGTGGCGGACGCGGCTCATGCCCTCGACAGGAGCGCCGTCGGTCGCGCCCTGCAAGCCGGGGATCTCGACCTTCAGGCCAAGAAGCTTCAGGCCCTGCGCCCGATCCTCGATCCAGTCATTGCGGCTCTCGATATCGTCGGCGACGCCGCGCAGCAGGTCCTCGGAGATCTGCACCAACTCGCTGGAGCCGATGTCGTCGACGAGGTTGCGAAACCACTCTTTCGACTCGTCGCCATCGTCTGGCCCTGACGAATAGACCGGGCGACCGTCAAGAGAAACAGAAACAGAACCATCGTCTTCGATGACAACCGAATCCGGGCCGGCGAGCGCTTTCGGGTCGTCCGGGATCTGAACGTCGACCCCCGGTCCTTCTTGCGGATCACCCTGCGGTGCGAACTGGTCGAGGCGAAGGGCGGCTCCCAAGCCCGGGGTCATTGCCATGTCAGTTTGTCCTTGGAACGTCGAACCAGTCGTCCGCCATGACGTCGACGGACGAGGGGGACCAGACGCTTTCGCTCGAATGGACACGAAGCATCATGGTGTTTTCATTTGGCGGATTAGGGCGATAAACATAGATGGACGGGTCGGACCATGCCGCCCGGCTCATTGGCTGGCCCCACTTGATGCGTTCAAGCGCCTGCGAGAAATTCACTTGTCAGCCCCCGCCACCAAATCGGATATCTCCGCAACAAAGCGGTCGATGCCCTCGCGTGCGGCCATACTATCATTCTTGGCCTTAATTCGGTAGGTCCGCACATAATCGTGCGGCTCCTCGCCCATGACGACGACCTCGAAGTCGCCGGGGCGGTGAGGCGTCGGGGGCTTGATGATTTCGACATACGCCTTGCAGAGAACCATTTTGCCTTCCTAAACAGGGTAAAGGGGTCCGGATTTGTCCTCCAGCATGCGGCTGGAGTCGAGCGCTGAGGAGTGCTCGGAAGAGCGGACAATGAGGCCCGACTCGCGCAGATACTTCATCGCCATGCTGAGGGTGTCCGTCAAATCATCGTGTTTCCCCTTCGGGAATTGCGCGACCTGGTTGATGACAGCCTCCGCCCACGTTCGCTCCGGCGCGTAGACCAGACCGTCGGCGAACAAGTGCTGAACCGAGTAGAGCCGCGCGACCTTGTCGGCCTTGCCCGGGTTGACCAGCTGAACGCCAAAGTCATCATATCCGTAGATGCGGCGCAGCTCCTGCGCGACGCTGTGGCCGGCGGCGCGGTCTTCGATCAGCAAATGATCGACGCCGTAATCCCCAACCGTCTCGCGAACCTTCTCGACGAGGTCGTGCAGCTCCAGACGCTCCGTCCATGCGTAGATCAGCATGGCTTTTGGGTGCTCCGCCGTGTAGGCGCGCTCGGCCATCTGCATGGCCTCGTCGTGACGGTTTACGGATCTCGTAATTTGCGCCGTCTGGTCGCCGCCGGAGAAGATCCCCCAGACGGTCATGGCGCTCGGGTCGTTCTCTTCCTTCTCCGTGTAGGCAGTATCGAGCGCCGCCACCACATAGCTGAACGGCGGGTAGGCCGGGCGATCCCAGCGCTTCCACCATGCGCGCTTGATGATGCCGCCGCCACGCGGCTCAGGGTTTTGCTGGTGCTGGCCGGCTGTCGCATACGGCCCCATGACGCGCTCGTCACGGTCGACAACGTCCTCGGGGAAGCGGGCCGGGAACAGCAGCTCTCCCTCCTCCTCGCGCGGGTCGGAGATCCCGAGCATGGTCGCCTTGGCGCGCCCGGGTTCGAACCGCATGGGCAGCATGATGTGGTCGTAACCGAGCTTGCGATTGATGATGACGCCAGAGACGTCCTCCTCATGCAGCCTCTGCATGATGACGACGATGGCGCTCCTCCTTGGGTTGTTCAACCGCGTAGGAACGGCCTCGGTGAACCATTCGAGGGTAGATTGACGCATTGCATCAGAGGCGGCGCCCTCAACGCTGTGAGGGTCATCGATGATGACCACGTCACCGCGAGAGCCGGTAATTGAGCCGGCGGCGACGGCTTCTCGAAAGCCGGTTGCAGTTGTTTCGAATTTGGTGTTGTGGCTCAAAACGCCTTCAGCGAAGAAAAGATGCGTCCGCTCCGTTTCCATGTGCCAAGTCTCGCAGAGTTCGACCTCCTCGATGGCGACGATTTTTCTCCACGACAACCCGCCAGTCAGGCGCGCGGCAAGGCTGTGATCCCCAGCCAACTCGGCGCGTTCGACCGCCGTTCGCTTTGAACTCCACCGCGTCGGGCAAAGGTCGTGCGGCGGGATGCAGGCGCTCCTTGCGCCCTCATGACGCTTTTTGGTCTGACACCACGCGAGCAGCCCACGGAATTTTTCGTCCTTCCCGTAAAGATGCAGATCGGCCAGCTTGGCGATCTCGCCGCCAGAGCGAACAATCGTTCGCCATGCGGTTCGTCCAGTCTTGCGCTCGCCTTTGTAGGTAAAAGTCATTTTTTGCGAGTAAATGCTGGCACTGACGCCGAAGCGTTTCAGCAGCGCGGCAAAATCTCGCGCCATTCTTTCGCTAACCGTCACAATGTCGAGGGCGTGATTCTGGCCGTTGGTCACACAGCCGTCAGTGGCAATGTAGGTGCTGACGAACTCGCGAACGGAGGCGTCGGATGCAGAAAATACGGCAGGCGGGATGCGAATCTCGTCGGCGGTGGTTTTTGCCAGCTTCGTTCTGCTTCCATACGACCGGTCAGTCCCAAGATATCTCTTCAGAACGCCCATAGGCGTATCACCTGTCTGCGCGCCGGATGTCAGAAGATAATCGTATCCCGCGACATTCCTGACTGACCATCCGCGCTTCAGTGCAATCTTTCTGACACGCGCCAAAATCAATGGGTCGCCGTTGGAGAACATGAAGCTCGAATTAGTCTTTGACCCTTCAGCCAGCCAGAGAGCGAGGAGAAAAGCATCATCAACCGAAAGATCACCAGCCTGATTTGGAGACCGCTCCATAACGGCGAGAGGATCGCCCACTTTCATGTCAGGCGTGAAGACGAACTTCTCCCAGCCGAACAACCGGTGGTTGAGCGTGGCGGTGATCGATGTCCCGTCCGACAACGTAATCCGGCGCGCAGGCTTCTCCCCATTGCTCCAGACATGCATGACCTTGTCTGCGACAATGCTGTTCGTCGAAAGATCGTAGGACAGAACATATTCGCCCGGTCGAACGTCTTGGATTGAGCGCAGAGACCCATCAGCCATCGTGATCTGGGTGCCGCGCAGCAAACACTTTGCATTCTGATCTCTCGTCAATGTGACGCGGTCGCCCCATCGCTCCTGATACCATTGAGACGCGATGAGGCGTCGCATCTTGGTCGAGTCGCGGATGGCGAGGGACTGGGAGTGCGACGCGCACAGGAAACGCTTGTAGGGCTCGTTGCGCGGGCCCCACCACCACGCCGGCCAGAATACGTTCGACAGTAGGGACTTCATGGTATTGTGGACGACGATGTCATCCCACACCAACGAATGATCCTCCTCGACCGACACGCACATGCATTCACGGTCGCCAGCCGGCTCAATCGATACGATGGGATCCTCATTCAGAACTGCATCGAAACGCCGCTGAGAGCACGCCGAAGCGATTTTATTCTTCCGGGCAGACAGCCCGGGCATATCGATAAACCGCGCAGTGTCAGCCTCGCTGTATACCTCGACATTAAACCACTGATAAACGCCTCCGGGCTGCGCAGCGGTATCAAGGACGCGCGACTTCTTCCTGAGTAAAGACCTTATGCCGATGCGCGATAGGGCGTGCTGCAAGTCTCGCGCTAGACGCTCCGATACAGTTGTCGCGCTCGCCCGGTAGCGAGACCCTCTCGCCTGCGTTGACCGAACATCAAACATTCCATCGCAAGACCAATACGCCCCGATGAAATTTTTGATGACGACAGAGCTCGACGAGATTACCGCCTGCGGTATGAACTTTGTGTATGAACTTGCTCCACAAAGACCGTAGCTCGCCAGCCAATCCCGCACAGAGGCTCCACCATTCAGACGAACCTGCCAATGCGTGTTTCTCAGCGTCTTTGTCGTTTTAAATCCCAAGAACGCTGCGCAGCTCTCAAAATCTGCGATGACGTCTTCGTCTTGATTTGTAAATCCGACAGTTGCCTGCGTCATCGATCCGTCGCCGACGAGATACCCCAGCAGTCTCGCCTCCTCGGGAGACACAGTCCCGACACAAGGATCCTCGACGGGCGTCACGAATGCGAGCGTGTCGCCAACCCGGAGGCGCCCAGCCTCAACCCAGCCTCCCGGGGTGAGGAAGTTGTGATCCGGGGTTGCAATCGTCTCCCGGCCACCCTTGGTGGTAATTCGCAGCGTTGGGAGAACGCCCTTTGGGTAGCACGCCGTCACCGGCCGATACCGCCCGCGATGTGTCAGGACCATGTCGCCGACCATCAGGTCACCGAGCCGAACCCGGCCACGGGCCGTCGTGACCAGATTTTCAACCCAACCCGGCCCCGGCGGGACGTTGATCAGGAGGCGATTGTAGGGCTCGCCGCCCTCCAGCTCGACGCCATCCGTGATTGCTTCGAGGTGGGCACAGATGAAGTCGATGTGCCATCCGTGGATGTATGGCTGGCCCGGCTCGATGATGTGCCAAGCCTGCCTGACAAATTCGACAAGGCTGCCCTCGGCGTCTGCGCGCTCGATCTCGAACAGTGTGCGCTCGACGTCGATCAGCTTGCCATCAATCTGGACGTGTTTTGTCATGTCGATCCCAAAAGAAAAGGCGGCCCGCAGGCCGCCCGGGATCTTACACTATTCCTCACCGCGCTTCAGCCCTCATCCTTCTGCTTGATCCCCAACAACCGCCGAACATCGGCCGACATGAGGGCGGAGACGATCAACAGGGAGACCACGGTCGGGATTGGCGTGACGCCGGTCTCCCACCTCGACGGCGTCCGGGTGTTGACGTCTAGAATCTGCGCGAGCTCGGCCTGCGTAAGGCCGAGAACCTTGCGGGCGGCAATCATGCTTTCAGGATGCATCACTCGCCTCCTTGCGCCGCTCTGCCATCTGCTTGCGCCAAGCGGCGTCCGCCGCCTTTTGCGCCGCGCGCTTGGCGACGCTCTTCTCTGCGGTCACGCGCCCCTGCTTGAGGTATTTAGAGATAGCGGCCTCGCGATCCTCTCGCGTCTGCTGGTTGGAGCGGACCTCGCGACAGTCAAAGATAGTGGTCGGTTCGATGCTGCCAGTCATATCGATCTCCATAAGAAAAGGGCCGGACGATTCGCCCGACCCCTTACTTGTATTACCAGACAAAATGTCTTGTCAATCGGGCGTCTTCTCTTCATTGAGAGCCGCCCGCTGGTGCCCGGCAATCGAGGCGATGATCGACGCCTTCGCGCTTTCGACGTTCGCGCCGATCTGGCCGGGCTGCGACGCCATGCTGATGATGCGTCCGATCAGGAACGCCATCGCCTCGACCGCCTCCCCGGGAGAGGCCTCGATAGACCCCATGGCGCCCGACAGGGCGGCGATCACCTCCGCCATGCGGTCCTGCGACGGCGGCTGATCTGCGGGCGCCTGAACGCTTTCTTCTGACATGGTCCCTTCTCCTTTAGTTTGCGGCAGACGACACGTTCATGCCGTCAAGACAGTTGGCGCGATGCAACATGGCGGAGCTCCTTGTGAGCATGCCCATCATGGCGACGGCCTCATCCAGCGTCTCTGCGTCTGGAAAATCCGAAAGCGTCTGGCCGAGCAAAAAAGCAAAGCACTGCATGACGTCCAAGTTGCTCGGCTGATGCTCTTCAAGAATTATTGCGATGTCCTTCACAATATCCCTAATCTTGTCGTGATCTCCAAACTTTGCGTCAATCATTTCGGCGGCTCTCCCTTAATAGCGAGCAGCGCCTGCTTTAGAGCCGCACGCTGATCTTCATCAAGATCGCGAGCATCTATTACTTGCGACTGTATTTGTATCGGCGCGCCGTTGACGCCAGAGATTTCTGATACCTTTCTTTCAGTATAGTCATCGCGAAAACGCGCTTGCATTGAAGTCTTCCACACTAGTGCGTTGAACTTCTCTGCAAACATACCTTGCCGACCCGCGTTCTCCCACCACAATTGCTCGAATTGCTTTGCACGCGATAGAGCTGTGCGGAAGTCTTCGTAAGTATCGGCCCATTTATACAACGTAGCGCGATCTATATTGAACTCAGCCGCATACGAAGCCGGGCCGTGACCCTCCTTGGCCATCTCAATAATTCGCTCGCAATACTCTGGCTTATACGTCGACGGCCGATGAGCCGGCCGCTTCTCGACAGCAGGCTTCTCGTCCTGATTTTTAACAGGCGCCTTCGCCATCACCATCCATCCTCGCTCAACATGTCGCGCAGCTCGCGAATTTCTTTCTTCATACCCTCGGCCTGCGTGCGCAGGTCATTGAGGACCATTTCGAGAGCGTCGACCCGGAGCAGCACATATTGCTTCGGGTCGACCTTCACAGAGACCTTCTTCAAGTCCTCATGGTCGTCGGATCCTCCAAGCACCCAACGCCAATGGTTCGGATCGACTCCCGTGGCCACAGGCGCGTTGTCGGGGGCCCCATCACGTAATAGCCGCATCTTCCATCCCGCAGAGAGGGGAAATGAAAGTCCCACATACGATACGGCAAACCTGTTCCATGGCCCGTTGCGAGGAACGCCAAAAGCATCCTCGATGCGATCAAGGTCATCCTGCGTGAGCTTATGCACATTCAGTCGCCCACAATCATATAGGTGATCCACGCGCACAGGCTGGCGACAAGGACAATGACGAAGAACTGCGCCACGTCCCTGTCGAGCCCGTTCAGCTCGTTGCTCATCATCAGAAGTCCTCCGGGGCCTCGGCGGCGGCGGCAAATTCACGCTCGACGGCGGCGCGGCCGAGCGGCGTGTCGGAGAGCATGCCGAGCGCGTCCATGTAGACGGCGAGCAATTCCTGCTCCTCGCGACGCTTTGCGCTGTCCTGCTTGCGCAGCGCGACCACCTTCTTGATGATTTTTGGATCGAAGCCGCTGCTCTTGGCCTCGGCAAAGACGTCCTTGATGTCGGCGGCGATGGCCGCCTTCTCCTCTTCGAGCTTCTCAATGCGCTCGACAATGGTCTGAAGCTGATTGTTGCCAGACATTCAGGATTCTCCCTCTACCTGATATTCATCCAGAATTTCCAAAAGATACTCGGCGTGCGCGAGGCAATAACCGCAAATCTGCTGGCAGGGCTCCCCATGGGGGCGTGGCGGCTCATCAGGATCAGGCGAGTAATTGAACGTGCAAACACCGACAGCCAGAGCCTCAACCACATCAGGGAGGATGTCAACTTCCCGGGGTTTCGTTTTCGTGCGGCTGTTCATGGACGTTATCTCCGACTCGCACCAACAATAGACCAGATTCGGGCCCTGTTGACTGTAGAAGAAATTTCTGCATAATCCGATTCGGGCTTGGCCCACCGATTGATATGGAGATGGATATGACGAACCTGACGCGCAGGAAATTTATCGTGTCGCGCTGCGACTTCACCGGCCAGTGGCGCGCAATCGACGACAGCTGGGAGCCCGACAGTGACGAGCCGATTGGCGTCGGCGACACCCCCGGCGAGGCCGTCGACAATCTGATCGAGTCGGAAGAGATCATCAGGAAGGACCGCGAGGCCAGAAAGGCGGGAGGGGCGCCGTGAGCGCCCTTTACCGCGTCCGCCAGCGCATCGGCGGCGAGCTCGTCACCTTCAAGGAATACGACACCATCGAGGCGGCGTGCCTCGGCGTCATCGACATTCTGATCAGCCGGCCGCTGGCCCATGTCGTCGTTCAGAAGAGCAAGGACGGCGGACAGTGGTTCATGTGCGGCGAAGGCTGGGATGTCATCGTCAGGAAGGACCTCGTCGCCAATCCATGGCGACGCTGGAGGGCGTATCTATTCGCCAAGAACGTCAAGAACAGCGGCGCGTCTCCCTTCGACGAGCCGCTCGGATATGGCCCGACCCGGGAGGCGGCGCTCTCGGCGCTCCAGCAAAAACTTTTGCACCTATTGCCGCAGGAGAATTGAAATGACCCAAAAGATGAAAGACGCGAACCTCGAAAAAGGCTTCAGCCTCGTCATGACGCGGCACAAGCAGCGCATGTCCGATAGGAATTACTATCAGCGCTGGATCCTGAAGAACGCCACAGCGCAGAACCTGCGCAACGGCAACCGCCCCAAGATCACCCTCCCCAAGCTGGCGTTCATGGAGCGCCCCGAACTGTTCCCGGAGATCTGAGCCATGACCGACCTCGACCCCACCAAACCCGTCCAGACGCGCAACGGCCGCAAGGCGCGCATCATTTGCGTCGACAGAGAAGGAAAAAACGCATCGTCCAAATACCCGATCATCGCGCTCGTAAAGGCAAGCGACGGATCTGAGGAGCTGAGATCATATACGGTCGATGGGTTCCATTTCTTTACAGACGAAAAAGAAGAATCGGAAAACGACCTTGTCAACGTCCCAGAAGAAAGGACCGTCTGGGTGAATGTCTACAAAGACAGCGGAACAGGATGCTGCTTTGACACACGGGAACTGGCCAACGAAGGCAAACGAACAGGCAAAAGACGCGTCGCAATCCTTCAAATAACCATCGCAGGCGACCGTGTGACCAAGGCGATCATTCACGACATGTGAGTTGACCGCAGAAAAAATTTCTGCAATATGAGGGCAGGCGCTCCGGCGCTTGCCCTTTCTGATTCGTATGGAGATCGAAATGTCCAAGTTTGTTCCGAGCCCGCAGCAAGCCGCCTTCCTCGACTGGGTTTCCAACGGGACTGGCAGCTGCATCGTCGAGGCCGTCGCCGGCGCCGGCAAGACCACCACCCTGCTTGAGGCCGTCGACCGCACTGGCGGCGGCGTGGCGATGCTCGCCTACAACAAGAAGATCGCCGACGAAATCAAGGAAAAGCTCGCCAAGCGCGGCGTAGACTGGAAAAACGTCGAGGCTGGCACCGTCCACTCCTTTGGCCTGCGCGCCTTCTCGAAGACCTTCGGCAAGCCGGAGATCGACGACCGCAAGACATTCAAAATCATCGACCTCATCGCGGCCGAGAACGACGTCGCCCTCAATCATCCGCTGCTGACCTTTTCGACGACCATCGCCAAGCTGGTTTCCTTCGCCAAGCAGCGCGCGCTGGGGATCATCGGCTCGATCCACGACTCGAAGCGCTGGTGGGACATCGTCGAGCACTTCGACGTCTTCGAGGAGGAGGAGGAGCAAGCCGCCGGCCGGGAGATCATCTCCTTGGCCATCGGGGTCCTGAACCGCTCCAACGCCGAAACGAAGGTCATCGACTTCGACGACATGGTCTACCTGCCGGTCCTGCACAAATGCCGCTTCTGGCAGTATCGCTGGGTTTTCGTCGACGAGGCGCAGGACACCAACCCGGCGCGCCGCGCGCTGGTGCGCGCCATCCTGCGCCGCGACGGCCGCCTCGTCGCGGTCGGCGACCGCCATCAGGCGATTTACGGTTTCACCGGCGCGGACAGCGACTCGCTCGACCTCATCAAGCACGATTTCAACGCCATCGAGCTGCCGCTCACCGTCACCTATCGCTGCCCCAAGAGCGTCGTCGAGAAGGCGCGCGGCTATGTGAGCCACATCACGGCGCATGAGAGCGCCCCGGAGGGCATCGTCACCAGCATCGACATGGCGCAGCTCTACGAGCACAACCAGCTCGGCGCCGGCTCGGCGATCCTGTGCCGCAACACCAAGCCGCTCGTCGCGCTGGCGTTCGACCTGATCCGCCGCAAGATCCCGTGCCGCGTCGAGGGACGCGATATCGGCAAGGGCCTCATCAAGCTGGCGACCAAATGGAAATCGGTAAAGACCATCCACGGTCTGGAGACCGCCCTGATCCGCTACCGCGACGCGCAGGTGACGCGCGCCAAGGCCGCCGGCAGGGAGCTGGTCGCCCAAACCATCGAGGATCAGGTCGCGACGCTGCTGGTCGTCGCCGACGAGTGCCGCAAGGCCGGCAACGACAACATCCCGGCCGTCGTCGCCTCGATCCAGTCCCTGTTCGAGGACAACGTCGACCGCATGCTGGTGCTGTCGACCGGGCACAAATCAAAAGGTAGAGAATGGTCGACCGTGTTCCTGCTCGACATGGCCGGCACGATCCCGTCGCGCTACGCCCGCAAAGCGTGGCAAATCGAACAAGAGAACAACCTCGCCTACGTCATGATCACCCGCGCGCAGGAGACGCTGATCGACGTCATCGTCCCGCAGAAGCCCCACGTCGACCGCGAGGCGGCGTAAAAACCAGCGCCCGGCAAATTACTGCCGGGCGTCGACCGCACCCCTATTGACCGCAGAAAAAATTTCTGCATAATACGAATCACGGTCGGTGACCGGCCGCAACCTTATGGAGATCGATATGACCAACGCCATGACCCCCGCCCAGATCGCCGACGCCTACGCCGCCGCCAAGGCCCGCGCCGACGCCGCCGCCAAGGAGCTGGACGCCCTCAAGAAGCTGGTCGACGAGACCGGCATGGCCGAGCTGGTCGGCGAGACCTTCACCCTCAACGTCAACATCTTCGAGCGCGCCCAGTTCGACGCGGCCACCGCCAAGACGTTTCTGACGCCGGCGCAGATCGAGGCCTCGACCAAGACGGTCGACGTTCGCACCATCAAGGTGAAGGCCTCCATCCGGGCGGTCGCGTAACCCGGGGAGGCTCAGGCCTCCCCTTTCCCATTTCACGTTTTCGATGGAGATTTTGGTATGGCCAAGAAATCCCGCCCGATGCTCGGCTTCCAGACCCAGCAGCTGACGAACACCAAGACCGTCACCATCCGCAGGGTCTTGGGCTCATCCGACTTCGTCGCCGGCTTCACCGAGGCGCGCGCCGGCAAGCCCTTCGACTACGACCGCCAGCACAAGGTCGACTGCTGGTTCTACGAGCGCGGGCGCCAGCTGGCGCTGATCTACAACGGCGCGCTGAAGGATGGCCGCGCCGTCACGACGAGCGCCATTCGCGCCTATGTCGCCGCCCGCAACGCCGGCGTCATCATCTGAGAGATTTAGACAGACCAAGCACACAGGAGACTGACATGCAGATGTTTTTCAAGGTCGCCGTTGAGATCCCCGCCTTCGGTTCGATGACCGAAATGGTCCGCACCTTCTGCTTCGCCAGCCGTCAGGAGGCGGAGAACTTCACCAAGCTGGTGGAGCAGGTCTCGCGCGGCGCCAAGGTCGTCGAGCGCTGGGCGGACCTGTGCGAGACGGCGGACCAGAAGCCGCTCGCCGCGCCGCGCATCGTCGGCACGTCCATCGACCACCTGATGACCGCCAAGGACGCCCTCGAAGAGATCGACGAAGAGATCGAGATGGCCATGCGCGTCGCCTACACGGAGCAGCTGTGATGAGCGGCCGCCCGTCTCTTTCGCCCTGCTCCGACGCCAACCCCGTGCTCTGGGCGCTGTTCTGCAACGTCACCGGACGAGACCGGGCGGCCGCCAACAACGACCACTGGACCGAGCAGGACGTCTACAACTGGGCCCGGGACTGGATCGTCCGGGGCCGGGTCGCCGAACTGGCGCTGAAAACCGACGCGCTGATGGGCGAAGCCAACAAAAAGATCCCGGAGCTGAAAAGATGAAAGCCGACATCCTGCGCGACATCATGGTGCGCAACCACATCTCCAACAACGACCTGTCGACCCTGATCGACAAGTCCCCCCGCCAGATCTCGAATTACCTCTCCGGCGCGCAGGCAATCCCCCGCGCAGAGGCGATCATGTTCAAGGCCATCGACGAGGGAAAATTCGACCTCGACTGGCTTCTGGAAAAAGTCGTCGAGGAGATCAAGGACAATCGGGAGGTCGAGGCCTGACCGAAACGCCGATTTCGGTCATCCTGAGGAGGCGCTTCCTGTTGGGGAGCGCCTTTTTCAGTCCCATCTGGCGTATTGCCGCGTGATCCTGCCGTGACTGCTCCTGTCCCGCATGGGCAGCACCTTTCCGGTCCATTGCAGCCAGCCCCTTTTGACCGCCGTCATGACCGCCGCGCCCCATGCGTTATGATGCGGCGGACGCGGCAGGCCGGCGTCGAGCGCCGCGTGCCGCAAATCCTCCCCGGTTCCGACCCATCCCTGCGGCAGGTTTTCGATAAAATCCATGATCTGGGCCCGCCAGATCCAGTCCCGGCGTAAAACGCGCTCCAGAGCCTCGTCACGCGCCTTTTGCCCATCCCCGCTACCACCCATGCCACCACCTCCCTTTGGCTCACAGGAGGGCCAAATGCGGCCCGTTAAAAAGGTGTGTCGTCCCCGTCCTTAGGCATCTCGACACCAGCATGCTGCGGCGACCGCCATTCCGGCTTGCTGCGCCAGTCCTCGAAGCCATCGACGTCGTCCAGCGGAGCGCCGACGTCGAACCGGAAGTCGCCAAGGGGGTCGGGGATCTCGTCGCCGACACGCTCGACCACGGCGCCGGGGAAGGCCTCCTTCACCTTCGCCAGCATCGGGAAGCCCTCAATCAGGCGGCCAATCTCCTCCAGCGTGTAGACGTTCGCCCGGCGGCCGTCGGCGATCTGATAGGCGAGCTCCGGCTCTTTCACGATCACCGCCACCGTCCCGTCGGAGAGCGCCACCTCCCACACCGTCGCCGGCAGCGTCTGGCGGCCGGCCTCCGTCGCCCTGCGGTCGAGCGCCCGCCACGCCGCCATCATGCGCTTCGCCTCCCGCTGGACGTCGGGAAGCTCCCCCGTCCAGATGGCGTTCCCGAACAGATAACGCTGGCGGTCGAACTTCTCCCGCAGGTCGGCGTCGACAAGGAGGCGCAGGCGGCCGCGCCCCCATTTACGCTCCATCTCGACGGCGACCATGTGGACGTCGTCGATGGCCTCTTGACCGGCAAGCGCCATGCCCGCCGTCAGCTGCCACTTCAGGTTGACGCCGTTCGGATTGGCGACGCTCTTGCTGGCGGCCGGCTTGCGGCCCTTCGGCTTCGTCGCCATCAGAGCACGTCCCTGTTGTTCAGGATCGTGACGAAGCTTCCGGATAAGAACCCCTCCTCCGCAAGAGCCCGGATAACGTCATCGATGTCGTCGTCCAGAACGCCGGTTCCGTTCAGCCACAGGATGTAAAACGGCTCCTCCATGTCGGTGCGATTGCAGCGGCCGACCTGCGAAACCTCATAACGGGGGCTGATCTTCCTGACCGCCGAATGCGCAATCCGGCGGACCTCCTCCAGCGAATACGACCAGACGGGGCTCCGGCCGGCCTCAGGCGAATTCATTCGATTCGACATCGTTCGTCTCCATGTGCCTTTCGATTTCACTCTTGCACCACTCCGCCATGCCGGCGGAACGCCTTTGCAAATCACGCCACTCGCTGCTGTCGGCAATCCGCCGCTCGTCGATGTGCCAGCTCAGCATGTAGAGCTGCTTCAGGCGGTTCGCCTTGCGGTAATCCTTCAGGCTGAAATTGACCCAGCGGCTGTTCGGAGGGTCGATGCAGCTGGCGACCTTGAACAGGATCCATGTCCCCCGGCCGCCGACGACGACAAAGTAGGCCATCACGCCGCCTCGCAAAAAGCCCGCAGGCTCCTCGCCGCCCAGCGCGCCACCTCCGGGTAAAACTCCTGAAGCGCCTCGAACGTGTCGCCGACGGAATCGAACTGGACGCTGTAGCGCAGACGCCAGACGCGGCGCGCCGGCGACATCGGGTCGCGGCGAAGCTGCTGGTCCCGAACATCGACGACGCGAAACTGGACGCCGCGACGCTTCGTGCGGGAGATGAACTGCAACTGCCATCCGTCCATTTCGGCGATCACGTTGGCCTCCACCTCGCCGCGCGCCATGGACGACACATACGCCTCACTCAGCATTGGCGTTCCCTCCCAAGCGTCCCCGCTCGCGGGCCGGCGCGACCTTGTCGCGATTGACCACGATACACAGGCGCTTCATGCGCGAATCGATCACCTCCGAGCGCAGCACATCCGCCATCGCCAGATCCTGAACAAGCCGAAAGGCGACCTTCTCCGACACCCCCGGCATGGCCTGACACAGGTTGTCGACCACGTAGCGCCCCTTGCGGCGCGTGTTCGGCCAGAAGCTCCACCCGACCCCGTCGGCGCTCGACGCCTCGATCAGGTCAATCGCCTTGTCGTAATCGGCGCAGGACAAGGCGGCGTCGACGGTCGACCCCAAAGCCGGCGCCTCGCGATGCTCGCCGCAGATGAAAGCGATCACCCAGCGCATGACCGCCGGGCTCTCCGCCTCCAGCTGGTAGGCGCACTCCACACGCGACGCGCGACGCTCGGCGACGTTTACGCCAAAGTGCCACGTCCGCCGCCTGCGGCCCGCAATCAGATACAGGCGGCACGCCACCCAGTCCCCATCCGCCAGCAACGCGTGCAGCGAAAGCTCCTTGTTGCGGTAAATCTCAGACTGCCCCTCTCTGACCGAATACAGCTTCGGCCGCGCGTCGCCGACCGAAAAAAAACGACGGCCCGAAATCGTAACAAACTCTGCCGTTGCCATTCACCCCCCCTCCTTCTGGCTGCGGAAACTACGTATACCAGTCAATCTTGATCGTCCTCGTCAACCCCCTTTTTCGCGCACCCGCTGATCGACCGTCTGTGGCCTCCCGTCGGCCCGTCGGTCTGGCGAGCGAGCCGAGCCGCGCCAAGCGGCGAGCGCGAGACGAGCCAGCCAACACCTTCTAAAAGAAGGTTTGTATGTCGATTCCGCAAAATTCGAAAACGTTTTCTCATTGATTTTGTTGATGTTTCGGAGGTTGGTTCCGACACGTTGAAAAACAACGACTCCGCGTTCCGAACCTTGTGTGTTTTCATGTAGTTACGTGGCGGCACGACAAAATCGCGGAAGACTCGGCGCGAAACATGCTACGTATGTCTTATCCGGGAAGTCCGTTCTTGACCTTCAGGCCGCGTTTTTTGGTCTTCGTGTCGACCACTTCGCCGTCCGACAAGACGTCCTCAAGCAGCCAACGGCGCACCATGTGCTCGGCCAGTTCGACGGAGACCGGGAAGTCTTTCGAGATGCGCTCGGGGGCGTAGCGGCCGCGCCCCTTGGCCTGCGTCGACATCGACCAAGGGTCGCCGTCAGCCCACGCCTTACCAATAGCGCGGACGATGTCCCGGCACACGTCCATGTGCGGCCAGCGCTTGCCGCCGACCATCTGCCCACCTGTCTCCTGCTGGCCGCCAAAGCCGTCTCCGGGGGCCTCCAGAGGGGCGTCTGTGATGCGAGTGGCGTAGAGGCTCTTGCAGGGCTTCAGGCCCCTCAAGGGCAACTGCGCCTCCTTCAGGAGGAACGGCCACTCCCAGCCGTCGGCGTCGGCCTTGATCTTTTCGGCGATGAAGACGCCCTCGATGGAGCCCTTCTCGCGCTTGACGTGGAAGATCTGGTCGGCGGCGCCCGGCATGACGGTCGAGCCGCGCATCTGACCGGTGGCGCGCCCCTCATGGTGAACGCCGACAACCGCCAGCCCGAACGTCTCGCGCAGGAAGTCGCAGGCCTTGATGAAGATGGTCATATCCTTCTGCTGGTTCTCGTCGACGCCCGGCAGGACTCGGGAGACGGTGTCGACGACGACCATGACCGGGTTCTCGCTCAGCTTTCTGGCGTATTCCCCGACCGTCTGCGCAAGCTTGTTGATGTCGGAAACGGAGGTGAAGTTGATACCGCTCCGGATGATGTGGAGCCGCTCCTCGGGCATCGGGACGCCGGTCTCCTGACACCACGCCATGACCCTGAACTTCATGTCGGCGATGCCCTCCGAGGCGAGATAGATGACCGATCCGGCGTGCTCGATGTCACGCCCCCACCACTGCGGCAGGCCTGCGGCGATGGACAGCGCCATGCCCTGCGCGATGAAGCTCTTGCCGCACCCGGGCGCGCCGAAAATGAACGTGAGGCCGTTCTCGATCATGACGCCGTCGATGATGAATTTTGGGTCAGGCAGCTGCATCAGGTTCTTGAGGCTCAGCACCTCGAAAAACTTGTCGCTGGCCTTGATGAACGGCTCGTCGACAGGCGCCGTCGCCGGGTTGTTGACGACCGCCTCCTCGCTTGCCTCTGGAGGTGGCCTCAGCGCGCCTGCGAAGGCCGCTGGATCATCCCTTGCGGGCTTTGGGGGCAGGAGGGCCGCCTCCCTCGCGACCTTGCCGTCCCACTGCTTCAGGGCGGCGGCAAATTTCTGGGTCATGAGGGTGTAGCCGCGCCCCTCCTCCTCCAAGAGCTGCGCCTTGGTGACGCCGGGGCGATGCGGCAGGCGAGTGGCGACTGCGTTGACGTATTCATGGTGGAGGTCGTCGATCTCGGCGATGACCTCCGCATCCTTGGGCGGCCCGATGGGGCACTCCCGGTGCATGTCAAGGACACGCGCCCAGACCATGCGGGACATCTTGTCCTCGCGTCCGTCGGTGATCCCGCCAAAGGGGGCGACGGGGGCCTCAGGTGTTGGCGTCCTGACGCGCGGCCCGGAGGCCGGATCTGCGCTGGCGTGGCCGAACAGCTCGTCCAGTTCGTCGCAAAACCACTTCGGGGCGACGGAAATGTCGACCTCCCACGGCGCGAGACCCTCGACCCATTCGTAATGGCGGCCGCTCATGTGCTTCGACGGCGCGCAGACGACAAACCCGCCCTGACCCCTGATGTCGACATTGTAGACGGGAGACTTGCTGGTTGGCGGCGTCCAGCCGGTCGGCGCCCGGAAGAACACCTGCCGGCCGCCGCCGCCGGTGATCTGCGTGACGGTCTCCTCGATCTCGCCCGCGCGCTCCTGCCGGTCGAGCATCTCGCCCCACCAGAGGCCCGCCTCCGGGCCCTTGTGCTCGTCGAGGTCGACGACGAACAAATTGCCGGAGCACTTGCCCGTCAGGATTCCGATATTGGTGCGCGATACATGTGCGCCGCCGTCTCCGAACCAAGAACTGAACATGGCGTCGTCGACCAGTTCGTTCTGATATTCGCGCCAGTTGCTGAGCGCCGGCCGCTTCCAAGCCTTTGGAGCTTCATTCGGAGACAGCGAAGGAACAACTTGCAAGCCAATCTTGCGATAGACGCATGCATAGTCTGCCGCTGCTGCAAATTCGTTGTCGAAATCGATGATCATTACTGTCCCTCACCGTTTTTATGTGTCTTCTGTTGACGGGAGGTCGTGTCGCGCTTATTGTAATTAGCGCAACAAGTTTCCTCCCTTACCGGTTGTTGCCAAATTCGCCGCTCGGCTCCTCTAGACCGGGCGGCGTTTTTTATTTCCGACTCTTGCGATCATAGAAAGCTGGCGACCAAGAAGCCAAGCACAAAGCCGACGGCGGCATAGAAAATCGCAACCTTCAATGTGTCGTCAATCTCTTCAATTTTCATTGCATTATCCTGCTATGTTGTCCGGTCCTTACGGCTGCGGATGGCGGCGGCGACCGCGGGACGCGCCGCGTAAACGCCGAGCGGCGTCGATATGGGTCGTTCCGCCACCCTCGCGCATTGCTCCCTCTCCCATTCCACGGCGACGCGGAGAGCGGCGCGGATGGCTGCGTTCACGGAGCGGTGTTCTGTTCCGGCAGCGTCATACGCCGCGTAAGCCCTCTCCACCACATCGTCAGGGATTTCTGTGGTCATTTCCCCTCCTTCGCAGCGTCGATGGCTGCGCGCCAGATGCGCTCCATGCGTTTACCGTCCCATGGATACTCACCTACAAACTCTGCCTTTCTCATCATCCCGCTCGTCGGTTCCCGCATGGCGTTTAGAACGGCGTCGGCAATTTCAAATGCGTCTTTCCTCCGTGTTTCAAAATGCTTCCAATGACCGTCCGGTGGGTCGAATGCTGTTTTGTCCATTATTCGCGCAATCCGCTCGCGCATCGGGGTTTCTGGGGTGTTGGTCATTTCGGCGGCTCCTCGTATGTTACGCAAGCTATGTCGAGCGCATTGTAGCTGGATGCGAGCCAGTCACTTTTGAAAACGTCGAACCACTCTATTCCGTATGTTCCGCAATTTTCATTGCGCTTTACGATACGTGTCACACCGTCACTCCCAACCTTAGCGTAGTGGGGATATTCGCCTTCACGCATAGGCTCACGCCCACCGATAAATGTAATGTTTGTCATCCCTGCTTCTCCTTCAGCGCCTTCATAGACGCGCAACATTCATGCGGGCTGGCGCATTCCTGTCGCCGCTCGCAATGGGTTGATGGGCAACGCCTCCAACGGTCGTGACGCTGCCGCTTCTCCCATTGGTCTGCTTGATACGCCGCAGAGCCGTGGTCGTGGCCGCGACTGAGATAGAAGTTATAGACAGCGCCCCATTTCATCCCTGCTTCTCCTTCAGTGCGCGAATTTTTGCAGCGATGGCGTCTGCACGACGCTTATCCCCTGATGTCTGGCATGGTGCGTCTTCTGCCACCTTCGCCGCGTCCACCAATGCCCCGGCATAGCCATCAGCATACGCGCGGTCTGCGTATGTTTTGCAGTCGGGCAGCTTAGGACAGCCCTGCACAGCTAGGGCGGCGTTGAGAATGATGCGCCATAATTGCGCGTCGTCATCCTCTCGCAGATAGTTTTTGACATATGCGCGGTATGCAGCCTCAATCGCCTCGTCGCTCCAAGAAATCACTTAGACATCCTCCCTGCTCGATAGCCAGCCGCAAAGCACAGCAGTCCAAAGACAATCATGCCTGCTTCGCTCATTGTTCGGCCTCCTGCAATGCGGTGCGGGCGTCACGACACTGACCTAGACGCATCGGCATGATGTCATGGTCGGGGAAGCCATCCGCTGTCATCGACGCGGCTTCAGCAAACGGCTTCAGCGCCTCCCGCAGCCTCGCGACTTTCGCCTCGGCGTCTATGCGCGCTTCGTTTGCGTCAACGTATTTCTGGAACGCCTCGTCCCTCTCGCGCGTCAGCCGCTCAATCTCGTCGGCGGCTTCGTAGAACTGCTTCAGGGCCTCACCAAAAATGCAGGCGGGCGCAGCACAGCATTCAGCGTCGTCAACGTCACCGCAGCAAGCACCGCCGTTCAGCCAGTTCTTGCCGTCGCGCAGTCGCTCCACAATGTCGTCAGTCACGTTCGGTCTCCTGCAAAACAGCGCGAGCGCGGCGAAGGTCGCCTAGCGCAAACTCGCCACGGTCAATCGGGTATTCGTCCGTTGCTGCAATGGCGTAGTAATCAACGGCTTTGGCAAACGGCGTCAGCGCCTCACGCAGCGTCACGACTTTCGCCTCGGCGGCGGCAAGTTCGCCCTGCAATTGGCCTTGCAACTCGGTCTCCATTTTGATGGTCTCGCGCAAAGCGTCTGCGGCTTCACGCGCCTCGTCCCTCTCGCAAACAGCGGCGCTGCATTCCTTGAATAAGATGGCGATGGTAGCAGCAGCATCAGGCGCACCCTCGGCGTCCGCTGTGCCGAGCGCGTTGTAGACGGCGTCCAGTTCATTCCTAGCTTCGACCAAATCAGCCTGCATACTCTTGGCGCGGTCTACCGCTATCTCCGCTTCGCAGTTTCCGAGGACTTCGCACACAGCACCAAAGTCCGACCAGCATGTATTGCGCTCGGCAATGGCGGCGTCCATGCGCGCCTCTGCTTCCCCCTGCCTGCGCCCTGCGGCAGAAACTTCGCGTATAGCGGCGTCGCGGTCTGCCACGAGTTTCATCTGCCGCTCATGCAAATCGTTGAGTGTTTTACGCGCCTCATCCCTCTCCCGCTCTGCCGCTTCCGCGCGGGCAAGGGCGGCGGCACGTTCTTCACGACGCTTTGCACCTTCTTCAAGCGCACGTTCAAGGCGTCGTGCTACTGCATCGCGTTCTTGTTGGTAGCGAACTGCCTCTCTGATAGCGGCATCCCTCTCCCGCGTCAGCCGCTTGTTTTCTTCCTCCAACAGCCGGGCTGATTTCTCCCATTCGTTCCGCGCCCGCGCCCAGTAATCCCTCTCTAACGTCAATCGCTCCACCTCGCCCCGCAGGCGGGCGTTTTCGCCTTCCAACCAGACGATCTGCGACGACGCTGGCGTCCCTTTCGATATGCTCATTTCATCACCTCAATCTTCATGCCAAGAGCTTCCGCCCAGTCGTGCAAATGTTTCAGTTTAGGATTAACGGTTCCAGCCTCCCACTGATGGATCGCCTTGGACGAGTATCCAGTGATCTCTGCCAGCAGCAGCACGGGCATCCGCTGGTCGTATCGCGCCTGTCGCAGCGTCTCGATGACGGGATGCAGCGTCCGCGATACTGTGCGGCGACGCGGAGGGTTCAACCCTCGCGCTCCGTAAAAGTGACATCCAAACCAAGACCCTGCGCCCATGCCTGAACCGCGAAGATGTTGGGGGTGGTCCGGCCCATCTCCCACGCCTGCACCGTGTCAACCTCATACCCTATCCGCTCGGCAACGGCCCGCGCTCCGAGCCGCAGGTCGTAGCGGCGCTTACGGAGCGCGTGGACGAGCGGATGCAGGCGTTTTGTCGGTTCGCGGTATTTGATGATTCGAGCCTTACGCATGGTCATCTCCAATATCAATAATGTCGGCGCCATCTTCTGTAATGGCGACGCGTATGCCTTTCTTGAGTGTCGCGATCTTCTGCCATTTGACCTTCATCAGCACACTCTTTTTTGCTAACCGCCTCCTCTTGTTCGCCTGATGACATTTTGTAGGAAATTGGCCAGTCGATCAGATAAGACGGCCTGACCGGCTGCGGATCCGAATCAGGAAGGAATTTCTCAATTTCCGGCTGATCTGTTTTTGCCTCGCCTGATGCGGACACAACCTCGTCGCCGATTGTCCATGCGGCCGCAGCAAACAGCAGCGTTGCTATGATAATGACGCCGGCGTCCATAACCATATAAAGATCGAGATTATTCCGACGATCTGTCATGCTCAATCGGCCTCCCCGCCGGAATGTCGCGCCAATCTGGCCATTTACGAGATTCGTTTTTGTTCTGCTTGAATACGAGCGCCTCGACAATCTGGTCTGGCGTGTGGCCGGATCGCCATGCGCCATCGAATGCGAGGATCACGACGTCGATCCATTCAATCAGGTCGCGAGGATCCTGCTCGATTTCCAACAACTCTTTCTCAATGTGCCTCCTGATGCCGGAGAGCTTTTCGTCGCTTGTGTCTGGACCAAAGTTTTTCTTGGAGGATTCAATCTGTCGGTAAAGATGTGCTCTCAAATCAAGTTTCACTTTTCTTCTCCAGCTTGAATGTGTCGACACGCGCCTCGCGAAACATGGCTTCTGCCGCGAAGAATTCCTCCTCCGGCATGGATGTCGTCCCGGGACCGTAGATGACGCCGGAGATGCCCGCCTGTATCAGTGTTCGAGCGCATGCCGCGCATGGCATATGGGTTACATACACAGTGTATCCGGCCGTGCGTATTCCCTCACGGGCCGCGAACGAAATGAGGTTGCTCTCGGCGTGCGAGGCGTAGAGGTATTTCGTCGGTCGCTGCCTACGCTCTTCCGAGTCGATGACGCCGCGAGGAGGACCATTGAACCCAGTCAGTCGGATTTCTCGATCAGGCCCAACCAGAACGGCTCCAACCTGCGTCGGATCTTTTGACTTCTTCGCCGCGTGCTCAGCAAATCCCATAAAATATTCCGGCCACTTCATCGGATTGTTCCTTATTTTATTGCGTCGCCATATAGAGCAAGAAGAGCCGCCTCTGCGCGACCGTGGTCCTTCTTGCGACGGAAGTGCGGGCTGTCTGGCCAATGTCTTATCGCCAATGCTCTCGACGCTTCCTTATCCGCCGAAAGGCTAAAGTATTTTTTCCACTTGGTCGGCGCGACGAGATGTGTCCTGATCTTTGAAGCGCCAACGACCCCCTTGATAACTCCATACGAGACCCCGAAATTGAACGACGACGAGACGCCCTGTCCTTTAAAAGCGTGGACAGCCTCTATCACTGAGACATCTGGAGAAAACGAAGAAACAATATCAAAAAGCTCTGCCGCATTTACCTCCTTTCCAACAAAAGGCATATCATAAACAGCTATCTGGCCCGGGTTGTCTGGAAAATAGAATGAGACCGCTCCAGAAATTCCGGGATCAACACCCATGATGCATGTCATCTCTTCACCCTGTATTTCTTTGATTCCGTGTCGAACCAAATGAGGCCGGAATCGATTAACTCAGCGACGCACTTGTTAAGAGAGCCGTGTATGGAAAAGTGTTCGCTTGGGCTGCTGCAAACAAACAGGTTTGATGGTGAGTTATCACTCTTTATGCAGTTTATGTGATGCACAACTTCGTTATTGGTAATAGGTCTCCCAAGCTCAGATTCGGCAACAAGTATATGCTCATAAACCTGACCTCCCCTGTTTGCCCGCAAGTGACCATGCGATAGAACAAGAACATGGTGATCGCCACCGGGTCTGCGCTTTATGTGTCTGTTTCCTGCGTGAGTTAACTTCACATATTCATATCGGCATGACGGAGAACAAAATCTATTTCCGTGTTTCGACTTGCTAGACACAGACAGGAGAGACATATTCTTGCAAAATGAGCATTCCCCTTCGGAAAAATAATAATTCTTTGGGCCTCCATTTTTTGTTCTGCCCGGAAGGCGAAAAAGACCGTTCCCGCAGTCAATATGCCCAGCCCACTTGGCAGACCAAGATTGCCCCGCCTTAAGCATTGGCCCTGCTTTGTTAGCCATCGACGGCCCCGATCATTCCGGGGTCGACCCCCATGATGAAATAGTCTTCAGACATCTGTCTCTTTCTCCAGTTCTTTCCTACAGGGAGGGATCCACATCAACATCGACTCGCACGCGCGCCAGTGCGAAAACCATACGAGCCAGCAATAGCTGGTCGCCGTTGACGCCTTTTGGTCATAGCGCCCCTTCACCATCGGCACACGCTCGCTGAACTGCGCGACGACATTCGGAGGGTTGCTGGAAAATATGCGCTCGTAGCGTCCGACGCCCTCAAGGAAGGCGGAGCGCACAAGCATTGCATATCCGGCGGTAGGCTGTATTTGCGCGCAACGCGCAATGAATGCCTCCGCCTTATTGAATGGTGGATTGGTAATGATCCAGTCGACGCCGCGCGCAATTGGCATGCATGTTCTTGTATCGTCGAGAAAGTCCTGCTCGACGAACCACGGCTCCCAATTTTCGTATCGCACAATGTCAGATGCGTAGACGGTGCAAAATTCCTCGCTCAGGACGCGCGTCATATATCCACGATTGCATGATGGCTCCCACACCGTGTCGCCAGAGATGTCTCTCTTTGACATGAGCGGCTTGATGACGTGCTTGATGAGCGCACGCGTCGACCATGGCGGAGTTGGGAAATCTTCGAGACTATCGAGCGCCTCGCGGCGCTGCTGCATCACCGCATGCGATGTGTTTTGAGCCATATCAAAATATCCTATTGATAATTCTACACTAATGATCCGTCGCCACTATTGCGGACGGCGGAATGGCTCCCCAGACTAGGCATTGGGGATGGCGCGCCGTCAAGATGTGTGAATAAAAATTTCACGTCTTGACGTGATACTTACGCAGTGCCTACCGTTCAGCTACCGAATCGAAATTGAGTCGCAGATGAACCCGTTTGAAGTCCACGGCATCCCCCATTTGTCTCCGTCTTCGCTGAACACGTTCGCCGCATCGCCGGCGATGTTCATCTTGGACAAGCTGATGAAAAGGCGAGGGAAAGTTGGCGCCGCAGCGCATCGTGGGACGGCCGTCGAATTTGGCGTCGCCCATGGGCTGGAGACCGGCGCCAAGGACGAGGAATGCATCGAGAAAGCCATTAACGAATTTTGGCGCCTGTCGGCGATGTCGCCGGATCCGCGCAACGAAAAGGAGCGCGAGGCCATACCGGATATGGTCAAGCTTGCGTTAGACAATCTGCGTCCGTATGGGCCGCCGACATCGATGCAGGGACGCGTTGAATTGCGTGTTTGCGGGCTTCAGGTTCCGATTATCGGATTTTACGATTTCGAGTGGTCTAACCACAAAATCATCGTCGACCTGAAGACGACGCACGCGCTGCCGAGCCAGATCAAATTGCCGCACGCGCGGCAGGTGGCGCTCTATTCCGCCTTTCGCAATCACGACTACGACCCGCGCCTTGCTTATGTGACCTCAAAAAAGGCGGCGGTCTATCGGCTGGAGAGCGCTGAGGAGCACATGCGCTCACTGGAGCGGATTGCGCTGTCCGTTCAGAAGCTGCTTTCCGTCAGCAATGACGCGAGGGAAATTGCCGGGCTGGTCGCGCCTGACGTCGAGAGCTTTTACTTTAATTCCCCGGAGATGCGGAAGGCTGCCTACGAAGTTTGGGGCGTATGATGACTGATATTGAGCGATTCATGAAATTTGCATCGCCGGAGCCGACCAGCGGATGCTGGCTGTGGGTCGGGGCCACGCTTCCAAATGGATATGGAAGGTTTTTCCTAGATGGAAAAGTCCAATACGCACATCGAGCGGCTATGAAGATTTTTGTTGAAGGTTGCGATGACGACCGTGTCGTCATGCATAAATGCGATGTCAGATGCTGCGTTAATCCTGATCACTTGATTGTCGGCAGTCAGCGGGAAAATCTTGAGGATATGGCAATGAAGGCGAGGTCGCCGCGTGGCCTCGTTCATCATAATGGCAGACTGTCCGACTCCGACGTTATCGCAATAAGGTCTGCCGCAGGGACGCATCAATCAATTGCTGATGTGTTTGGGGTTAGTCGCGAATGCGTAACCCAAATACGCGCCGGGAAGAGGCGTAAGCATATCTGAATCCCCAATAGGGGAAAGGCAAGCGGCCGGCCAGACGGCCGCAACAGGAGAAGTGAAAATGGCTTTTGGGTTTACCTATAACTCCGGCGAAGATTTCCTGCCTATCTGCAAATACGACGCGCGCGCTGGCCGCATTTCGCGTCGCGACCGCAGCTCTGACGGCTCGTCTTCCGACATCGACATCACGCGCTCGTTCAAAGCCGTTTTCGATTTCGAGAACCTTGAAGTCGGTTGGATAAATTTCCCGGCCGGCTCAGCGCCGTCGTTCAGCATGGCTCGCATTGGCGCGCCCATGCCGGCGAAGCCGAGCGAACAGCACCGTCAGGGCATCCGCATCCAGATCAAACTGGGCAGGGATTGCGGCAACGACATTCGCGAGCTCGCCTCAAACGCCGGCGCGTTCCTGCGTGGGACTGAAAAGCTGCACGACCAGTATCTGGCTGAGGTGAAGAACCACCCGGGAAAACTGCCCGTCGTCGTTCTTGCAGATTCCGTCGCGGAGACGGTCGGAAAGGGCGAGAAGAAGTCGACCAACTATGTTCCGGTCTGGCAGATCACCGTATGGGTGGACCGCCCCAAAGACCTCGAATACAAGCCGCGTTCGAATGGCTCGGCTCCGTCGACGCAGCCGGCCGAGCAAGGCTCGTTCGGCTATAATCCGCCTTCCACCGGCTCTACGCAGGCGCCTCCCCCCGCTTCCGCTCCGCAGCCCGTGTCGGCCGAGGAAGACTTCGGCTGATAATAGTCGGCGGCCGGCCCACCCTCCGGCCGCCGATTTGAAAGAGGACGCAATGCGATTTTTGCTCACCATGCATATGCCTACCCGCGCTCCTGATAATGGATTGCCGGCAAATCTGGTTCATCAGATGAATGTCGAGCACAGGGAATCGCAAAGCCTGCAAGATTTCGTCGACACGCTTTCCAAAAAGGATTTTGTCGTCGTCGAAGAGTTTTATCGCGACCCGCAGAGCGGCTCCTATTACAGCCGAGGGCAGGTGGCGATCAATTACATGCACATCGGAAAGATCAAGGTCTTTGACCATCCATCAACGAGGCTGTGATGCACTATCGTGATGTTTTGAAAAACTGCGCCGCAATTCTGAATGATCGCGACAAGAAGTATGGGGACAGCGACATCTGCTTCGACCGTATTTCCAAGATCGCCAGCATCGTTCTCGACCGGCCGATCTCTACCTACGACGTCGCTATCATCCTGTCCTGTGTGAAGCTCGGACGGATCCCCGGCGACCCGGCATACGCCGACAACTACGTCGACCTTGCCAATTACGCGGCGTTCAGTGCGCATTTTGCCGACAAGAACGCTGAGAATTCAGCGGACTTTCGCGCTGAAGAACCCGCGAAGAGGGAGAATATCACGCGCGCATTTCCCCAGATTCCGGGGCGCATCCGCAATACGGGACCGTCCATCAGCGAGTCTGCTTTCGCCGCCGTCCTGAACAGCGTCGAGGAAGACGTTGTCAGGCAATCGAACGAATAACCCCTCCTTGGGGTCTACTGGGGCGCTTCGGCGCCCCTTTTTATTGGGAGGAAACAATGGAAACCATTTTGAAGCAAAAGGCCGTAGACCTGTGGCAGCAAAACAAAAGCAGTTATCAAATCGCGGCCGAGCTGAACGTATCCAGAAACGCGGTCCTTGGCGTCATCAAAAGACATAGGGAAAAGGGCGCAACTCTTCGCGGCAGGATCGACAAGGACGGCGTCCGAAAGGTGACAGCTATCCAGAAACCAAGGCCGGTGGAGAGACTGTTCGATCACCTTGAGCCGGTTGTCGGCGTCACGCTCATGAATCTTCGACACAGCTCATGCTGCTACATCATCGGCGAGGACGATGCCACGATCTATTGCGGCCGGCAACGTGCGCGCGGCTCGTATTGCGCCGAGCACTATAGCCTGTGCTACGTGCCGGTGAAAAAGGCGATGCAGAAAAAGATTGAGCGGCTGTCGAAAGCTTTTTAGGTCCACCAGATCTGAACGGATCCCGCGCTGCCGGGGCTGCCGCTTCCCAACGAGCCGGCGTTGGTGGGGAATGTGATCCAGTATGCTCCCGGAGCGCCCCCGACGCCGCGAGACCCGACGACGACCGTCACGGACGCCCCTACGGACGGCCCGGAGCCGCCGCTGATGGGGTTTGTCAGGACGACGGTGGTCTTACCGCTTGCGCCGCCAGAACCCCATCCAGCGCCGCCGGCTGGCGACCCGTCGGAGCCAGATCCTGCCGCACCGACGCCGCCGGGACTCGCGCCCCTGCCGTAATCGCCGGTGGCGTAGACGGTCGCCGGAGACTTGCCAAAGGTGCTGACCGTGCCGTCTCCGCCTGAGCCGCCGGACGCAGCGTTGCCACTCTGGCCAGCCCCTCCTCCAGAGCCACCTTTCACCGTAACCGTCAGCGTGCTGTAGAGGGGGACCGTGAACGTATATGTCCCGGAAGAGAGATATTCCTGATACCCCGGCGTCACCGGCGACGTGGAGCGCTTGCTGTAGAAGTCGCTGACGGATATCGCGCCAGACGGGAACGTCCCTGTTGCTGAGTTGTCCTGCCACCACTGAACGCCCCGGTAAGAGCCGAGATTGGCTCCCTTCCCATACCAAGGGCTCGTCGGAGACAGCTGCGCCTCGTTGTAGATGTCGAGCAGGGACAGTGTTCCGCCAGACGGAAGCGTCATTTTCTGTTCTCCAGCGACTCGACCTTGATGGAAAGCTCCTTGATCGCTTCGATCAGGACGGAGACCATGTTGCCGTATGCCACATGCAGGTATCCATCCTCGTCCTCGTAGACGACCTCAGGAAGCGCCTTCTGGACTTCCTGCGCGATGACGCCGGCCCCGCGCGCTCCGGTGTCGATATAACTGAAGGTGACACCGCGCATCGCCAAGACCTTCTCCAGCGCCGAGCTGATCGGCGAGATGGCCTCCTTCAGGCGGGCGTCGGAATAGGCGGTGACGTTGTTGGAGGCGGTGAACTGGCCCGTCGTCGTGACGTTTCCGCCTGAGACCTGAAGCTGCCCGGAGCCGACATTCAGGCCGTTTGATGGGAGCGCTAGCGCTCCGACCATCGTGTCGCCGCTCTTACGAACCGCGTTACTTTCTCCGTAGTAGACGTTGGTCCCGTCGCTCCAGATTGTGTAGGCGTATCCGGTCGGCGGAGATACGCCGACGCCGGCGGCCGCGCCCGACCCGTTGTTGGAATAAACCGACAGCGTATTCGACGATGTGTTGTTGAGGATGATCCACGTCCCGGAGACGTTGACCGGCAACAGAAGTGAGCGCGCCCCGGTTAGCGTGCCGCTGACGGATATGACCGCAGACTGCGCCTCCGCCGTCGACATCGCATAATCTGTCGTGGTCACCGAGACGCCGGTTACCGAACCGAGGGCGTTTGTGATGATTCCGAAATTGGAGTTGAGCGGCGTGTTCCAGCTTGTGCTGGTGTAGGTCGGCTGCTGCAAATTTGCCTTCGATACGGCGACCATCTCTTACCCCTGCATTTCTTGGTTTACGGCTTTCAGCGCACGTACGACATGCTCGTCAGGCTGTTTCAGGATTTCCTTGGAGCGCGCCTGTATTTTCCTCCGTGAAGCGTTCGCCATCGTAATCAGGCGCTCCGGACTGGGTCCGCCAGTGCGACCACCCGTGGCGCGCCCCGGGCGCGCCGGCTCTACGTCGTCGCCGAAATAGGGACGCTCCTCTGAAGCGCGAGGCGCGGGCGGCTCTTTTGCAGAGTTCAGCAAATTGAGTGGGGCCGTAGCCAGCACCGGAAGACCGCCGCCGGGGTGAGCCATATTGCCAACTCCATAGTTGAGCGCGCCGACAAGTCGCGGCGACGAGGCAAGAGCGCCGGCAATCGCGCCATATGGACCGAGTGCGCCAGAGTATGCTCCGTATCCATGGGCGGCAGACAGCGCCGCGCCGATTGTTCCGGTAAGACCGGTTGGCACCCATGAGCTCAGGAGATGGCCGGCGACCATGTTTGCAATCTCAGGGTCTTCTTTCGCGAGCTGGCTCAAGAGCTTTCCCTTTGACCCGTCCTTCTGCTTGTCGCCAAGCAGGATCTTTCGAAGAGTCGTGTCTACCGACGCCTTTGGATTGACCGACAGGGTTACCTTGAGCTGCTTGAGCTGGTCGCTCAGGTCGCCGTAATTCTCCATGACCTTCAGGTAATTTGGGTCATGCTTGCCGAGAGTGTCGCGGATGGAATTGTAGATCTTGGTGGCGACGGCGTCCGCCGGCGAGCCGGGCTTGGCGTTTGATCTGATCTCGCCAACCAGCTGCTTGAGTTTATCGACACCCTCGACATTGTGATAATTGACCGTCGGCGTATTCGGCATGCGCTGCCATCCAAGGATCTCGTTTGAGAGCTCCCTGAGCATATCGCCGGCTTCGCGCTTGTAGGTTTTGCTGCCATGAGTGACGTCTTTCAAGGCGTCCCTGAGCGCATTGTTGATGTCGGTATAATCGATTGGCGTCGTCCCTGTGGCGACTCCTGCCATCCCGGAGAGATAATCGGCGCGGCGTTTTTCGGCGATCTTCGAGACGGCGGCATGCGCCTTGTTGACGATCTGGGCCGGATCGCCACCGGAAAGCTGGTCGAGGAATGCGTCACTTCCCCTGAAGCCCGCCTTCATGGCGCGGTTGAGGGACGCCAGTGGCGCACCGCTTTTGATCGAGAGAGGGACGTTCAAGAGCGCCTGCGCAGGTAGCATGGCCGGGGCCGCCACCGTTGCCGCTGCGTTGAATGGATTTGCCGCCCTCCCAACTGTTTCTATGGCGCTTCCCAACTTCCCTGCCTTGCCCGGCAGGCGCGCAATGGCCGCACCACCGCCACCGACAAGCGAAGACACGTCGGCGGCGACGCCAAAAGGGTCTTTTGCGATGGAATTCTTCCAGCCCTCTTCCGAGCCGTAGCGGTCGACGTAAAGTTGCTTCAGGGCGTCGACGGTCTTCTCGTCTTCGGGGTTGCGCTCATATCCGAGCGCGCCCTTTCCCTTGGATACGAGCCCCTTCCCAAGCCCCTTGACCGCCTCCCACGTGTCCTGAGGGTGAAGGATCGGCGAAACCATGCCCTCGGCGGCATTCACGGCGCTCGGCCACGCGTTCCTGAGGGCCTCCTTTGGTACGTCAGACCACCTCATACCCGCTGTGGCCGCATCAGTTGTGGTTGCGGCCTTGGGGGCAATGTCCGCCGGCCTGCGCGGTGGCATGGGGGCGTTGTGAGCCGGAAGTGAATACAGGCCCGCAAAAGGGTCACCATCCTCGTCTTCGAAGATGTGAGAGCGGTCGGAAAGATTTCCAAAGGGGTCTTTTTCCATGCCGATCACCCATTTCCGGAGGGAGCAAAATAGCGCCACATCTCAGACGGAGCCTTTTTGCCATAGATCTTGACGATTGCCGCCTGTATCTGCTCCGGAGAAACGGAGCCAGCCATCATCTTTTTAAGAACCTGCGGCTCATGCAGCATCAGGTCTTTCAGAACCTTCTGCTCTTTCTGATATCGGCTCGCGCGCTTTGGATCATTGAAATCTGCGCCTGCGTCGCGGGCAAAACCGTTGCTCTCGTCGACATAGCGACGATAGTGCGTTTCCCGGTCGACGGCGCGCTGCTGAAGCGCCATGAGCTGCGCCGCGAGATCTGCGCCGGCCTCCGGGCTCATCTCAAGATTCGGAACAGACGACTTGATTGCCGCCAACGCTGCGTATGCGTGCTGCCCGGCGGCGGAGCCCCGCTTTTCCGCAAGAAGCTGAGAGATCTTGTTGATCTTGTCGGTGTTACTCTTCAGTGAAGACAGGTCTTCCGTGCCGCCGGCCGAGCGATAGAGCGTGTTGACCAGATTGCTGAGCTCTGAGCGAAGATTCGCTTGAAAGCCGGGTGTATTCCACCCGTCCTGAGCATAGGCGTCGGCAAGCGTCGTCGACAGCTCCTTCAGATACGGTGAATTTTCGCGAGCATCTGTGACCTCCTTGGTCACGTAGTTGCGGTAATCCTCCGTCGTTTTGGCCGCCTGCTCGGCGTTTATGCCGCCATTGATTGCAAGGTCCGCCTCCTTGCGAGCCATTTTCGAGGAATTCTCGTCGTAAACCCCGGACGGGACCGAGCCCGCCGGCGTGGCCGGTTTTTCCTCGACCGCAGCCGGCTTTCCGCCAGCCGTCTCGACGCCTTTCTTGATGATGTCCAAGCCGTTGGTGGGAACGGAACCGAGCAGCTCGGGCGGCGAGCCGCTGCGAGCCTGCTTCATGTATTCGGCCTGCGTCAGCGGCGTGCCGTCCTTCAGGAAGACGAAGTTGCCGTATGGCGACTTCATGAAGGACTTGAAGAAATTGTCCATCTGGGCGCCTGCCGCCTCGGCGGCAAACTTGTCGTTGAGCGTGTTCTTGTTCCTAGCCTCGGCCTGCGTGAGCGCCGTCTCCGCCTCGATCTTCGGAACCTGCATGTAGGCCTGCGCGCCAGCGCCAAGGCCCTGAAGAATGGCCGGGGCGAGGAAGCGGCTGTTGGAGGACGCCATGCCGCCAAGACCAGCCAGAAGCGGGACAAGAAAGCGCTCGCTGGTCAGGAAGTCGCCAGCCTTCTCGCCCACGTCCTTCGCCGGCGCGCCACGCAGGAACCCGGTGATGCCGCGCGCCGGCGACGAATCGTCCGCTGCGGGCGCTGGCTTAACGCCTTTTCCGGAGGTCGCAGACGTAATTGCATCGATGGCGTCGCTTGCCGGCCGGCCTTCCTTGGCGGCGTAGGCCGACGGGACGACGCCGGCGCCGGGCGAGCCGCTGGCGTCGAGGAAGCGATGATTGCCGATGTCGAGGCCTTCCTTGCCGGCCGCCCACTTGGGGTTCACAACCTTCGGGTTGTAGAAATTCATCGCGCCGCCGGTGATGTCGTCGGCCCCATCCATGACGCGACGACCGACGCCGATGGCGCGGTTGTAGATGTCGCTGCCGGCGTCGACGAGGCGAGGGTCCGCCTTCGTGCCGCGCATGCTCTCGTTCCACGGCTCAAATTGGTTTTTCGACGTCACGACGTCCTTGACGCTGGAGCCGTATTTTCCGGAATTGAGCCGGTTGCGGATCACGTGGCCGACCGCCTCCATGCCGCGCTCGCCTTCGCCGCCGGCCTCGCGAACCAATGTCCGCGCCAGATAGTCGAGGTCCTCGTCGCTGTATTTAGCTCCGCCGTCAGCAAAACCTGCGATACCCGGGCCAAGCGGGCGATTGGCGTCACCGGCCTCGCGGAGCCTCGCCCATTCGTACCCATGCGGGTCGATGACGTCGTTCGTGTCGGGGTCGCGGTCGTAACTGGCAAAGCCCTTGTCAGACAGGATTGGCGTGTGGCCGAATGTATTGGCGTCGCGGAACCCGACAACCGGGCCATACTGCCCCTCGTATCGAAACGGCGTAAAGCGACCCGACGGCAGCGCCGCAGCGCCAAGACCGCGAGAGGCGTAATTGAATTTGGCTTCCGCTGGCGGGGCGGCGGCAATCTCATGACGCGGCGCACGGCGAGCGGCGCGAGGAGCTACGCCCTCCTCAAAATGAACAGATGGCCGGATGTCCATTGGTTCTCCGGCCTCTCGCTCCCAAGTCGAACCGTCGATGTAGCCGTGGCCAGAAAGCGCATTGACGAAGTCGTCGAAGACCCCGCCGCCATCGGCGCGTCCCGGGCGCACGCCGGTCTTCAGGCTTCTATCGGAAAGGGCCATAAGCGCCGGCCCGACCGTGCTGCCAATGTCCCACAGGGTCTTCAGGGAGCCAGCAATGCCGGCGGCGCTCTTCAGCGTCGAGCCAAGGCCGCCGCTATCGCCCTCGTCCCTCCTGTCCGACGCAAAGCTCAACTTTGGCGCATCGAGATGCGCGACGGGCAGCTGGCCAAGCTCGAAGGGCTTGTCGTTCTGGTCGTCGCCATAAACGGAGCCGCCGGCGGCGTTTTTACCCCAATTGTCGTATGTTTTCTTTGCTTCACCGGCCTTGTTGTAGAGGCTGAGCAGCATGTTTGCCGTATCGCCGAGCGTGTGCATGAAGCTGTCCTTCTTCTCCTGAGGTTGAGAAGAGAAAGACAGGTGGCCCTGCTCAAGGCGCGCCGACGGCAGCTGAATCTGAGGGACAATCCCGGACGGAGGGTTGGCCAAGGCGGCATACATCGCGCCATGAGAGCGCACGATGTCATCGACAGATCCGCCGTCGGCGTAATCGCCGCCTTCCGGACGCACACCGCCACCGAGCCGGGCAGCGTTGTCCGTCGCCTTGGCGTAATCGACAGTCTGATAGCCCTTGTAGTCGCCAATGGCGTCGGGACGGCGCTGCTCGACCTCATCGGCCATGAGGCCGATCTGAACCGGCCCAGGCTCGCCGGTGTCTGGATTGATGACGCGATATCGGTAAATGTCCTGACCGTCGTGGGTCTGGCCAATGACCTCTGGCTCCTCGCCCTCGGCGCCGACCTTGAGATGGGGGTCTGAAAGCGCGTTGCCGAAGAACGAGAGCGGCTGCATCGAGCTCTGGTAGCCGCTGGTCGTGCCTCCGTATCCCGGCCCGAGGCTCGCCGCCGTTCCAGACAGAAACTGCGCCGCCATGAACGGATATTGCTGCTGGAGCATATACTGGTTGTATAGCGCCTGAAGGCCGGCCTGCTGCGTCTGCTGACCGATGGTGCCGGCCCCAAGAAGCGCCTGAGCGCCGCCAAGGCCGCTCTGCACATACCCCTGACCGAGGCCGCCCATTATCTGCGCTGTCTGCGCTTGACGCTGAAGGTCGGTCTGAGCCGCTCCCAGACCGGTCTTGTAGGCGTCTTGATAGAGCGGCGAAAGCGCCTGACCAAGGCCCAGATTCTGCTGGCCAGCCAGAACGGCGCGCATCAGCTGGCCGCGCTCCTGACCGAACGAACCTGACTTGATCTGATTTGAGTCCAGCGCCTGACGCTGGAACGCCTGCTGCTGCTCAATCGCCGCCCGGGTCGGGTCGACGACCTGAGACATGTAGGGGTTGGTGTATTGGCCAAGCACCTGCGGGGCGGCGGTGTTGCCGGCATAGCCGGCCATGTTCGCGCCCATCTGGTAAAATGGGTCAGCGCCGCCCTGATAGCTGGCGATGTTGTTGACGCCCTGCATCTGCACCGGATTCATCGGCGCGACGAATGCATTCGGGTCGTAGCTGTATGGCTGGAAGGGCCGCTGGGAGACCTTCTGAGCGTTGGCCCACGCAGAATTATACATGGCTTGCGCCTGAGGAGAGGCGCTCGTCGTCTGCGTGGAAAACTGGGTCGTCGGAGCCGACGCGTTGCTAGACCCGAATGAGCACATATCCTATCTCCCGGCCTTACGCCGCGTTGTCTTTCAGCGCGCCAGTCTTCGCTCCGTATAGGAAGAAGGCTCCAGCGGGATTGCCGAAAACTCGTTCATAAAGACGGACCTTGCCCTTCGTTCGGTCGGTCGAAACAACGCCAATGATCAAGGGGATCCCCATCTCATCGGAAACCCTCTTGCTGAACTCGCACAATTTCTTGGCCCTGCCGCCTTTTGCGCTTCTATAGTCCTGATGCACAAAAACCAGCTTCTCGGCGATTACCGGAGCATTACTATACCATAGCTGCTCGATGCGCAGTAGAACGACCCCCTCGGGCCTTTCGCCGGGCTCGCCAATTATCCCGACAAGGCCGCCGTCCTGATGAAGTGAGGGCCAGACGATGCCCAGAAGCTTCTGGGCGTCCATCTCGTCGATGCCGTTTTCTTCATTCGCCTGAATGAAAAGGTCCATGCACCCGGGTAGGTCCTCCGGCGTGCCAACCCTCACCTTGATTTCGTCCATGCCCCTTCTCCTTCTTCATCAGCCCTTGTGCGGGCCCGGCAGCTTCTTGAGCGCCTTGACCGTTTGAGCTCGGTATTTTTCGACAAATCCGTCCAGCGCCTGATGACCGGCGTCCATGTCGCCCCACATACGAGAGATCGAGGACGGAGCAATCACATATTCTCCGCCGGCAGCGACGATTTCTGCGGCCGGCTCGTCGGCGACGCGCTGGATCCCGAACATGTCGTTAAGGACCTCGAAGCCCGCCATCGTGTTGCCTTCGCCGAGGGCCGAAACGATGTCGGCCGGTATGACGTATGCCCCCGAGGGGACATGCATGGGGAGATGGTCCGTGCGTCCAGCGACTGCGCTGTGTATCGGGCCGACATGGATCTTTTCTGCGTCTTCCGCCATGTCGTCAGTCCTGTGAATAGGTTGCGCTGACCGTCTGGCCGGTCCCGGGGACAATGATCAGAGCTCCAGAAAATTGCGCCCCGACGTCGTATGACCCGACAGTGTTCTGGATGGTGTAAATGGCGTTTGCCGCAGCGATGGAGCCGACGTAAACGGTCCCTGTCGTCGAACCGGCGGCGACAACGCATATTTTAACGAGCCGGCCGGATCCTGATGAAACAACCGTTGTCGATGCCGAGATGTTGATCGACGTCTTGCTTCCGGCGAGATACTGCATTTTCGCCAGAACTTGCTGATACGTCTGATTGAGATTGTTGATGGCGACGACGCCATTCTTTTGAGCGGTAAGCAGATCGTCGAGGGTCGCCATTAGAATTTGCCGTCCTGAGAGAAGCGATATCGAGTCGCACCGATGCGCCAGAATGAATTGAGGTCTGAACTCTCCATCTTGATGGAGACAAGCCTCCCGCGAAATCTCGGCGTCAGAAAATCCGTCTGATTGTTGAACGGATACGGACCATATACGCGCGGCGTCTCATGCGGATAATCCGTTACGTAAAACGTAATCGTCAGGTCTGCGTCCTGCTGTCCGCCGTAATAGCCCCACTTCATGTCGGGCCAAACCTGATCGACGAATGTCTTCCACTCGCCATCCGATATCGCGAAATAGCCGGTCGTGAAGCTCGATGTCATCGGCTGTCCGTCGGCGTCAGGCGACATTTCGTGCTGGTATATGTAATTCTGCGTTCCGGCGATGCCGGCCCCGATGGGGGCTCCAAGAACAGACTGATTGATCCAAGCCGTCCTGTTCAGAGACCCAAAGTCCCATTTATCGAGATTGATGTTGTATTTGACGTATTTCGCAATCTCGCCATTGCTGGACGTCGTCGGATAAAACCAAGAAACCTCCCCAAATCGCGAATTTGGCGCGACGCGGATCTTGTCGGAGTTCGACATGTCGATGTCTTGGAAGATGACGTCCCAGATGGGGCACGTAATTGGCTCGACGCCGGAGCCTGCCAGACGGAAGAATTGAGACTGGCTCATCCAGTAGATCGCGCCGTTCATCGAGGTCGCCGCCTTGCGGGAAATAAGCCCGCAGCCATTGCCGATCTCGGTGAGCTGATAGACATCCGGGGCGCCGACATATTGCATGGCCCAGCAGGCAAGGTCCGTCCAGACAAGACCCTGTTGGGGGCCCTGAATGCATCCGACGACCTTGGAGCCCTTTGGCATCCGGTAGCTTCCCGCCTGATTGGCGGGAAGGGCGATCCACTGATTGTAATCGTCGACGTCGGACCACCTGATCAGGAGGGGGTCCTGAACGCCATTGAAGGTCGACCCCCATGCGATGATCTGTCGCTGCGGCATGGCGACAAATATTCCGTCATTGACGGTTGGCGCGTTGGGAATGACGGAGGCCTGCAATGACCCGGACGTCGGGTCCCACGTATAGATGCACCCGCCGGCAGGGCTTGCCACGAAAATGCGGCCCCAGTTATCCAGAGACCAGTCTGTGGCGTAGATTGGATTTCCGACGACGGAAACGACCGGAGCCACGCCTGTTCCGTAGCCGCCCTCGCCATATCCGCCGACGCCGTAGCCCGTCGAGGCAGGCGTCTGTCCGGGCGTCTTATAGTAAACATAGCGCGCATTGCCGCTATTCATGCTGGCAGTGGTCGTCGCCGTGGCCGTATTGCTTGCCTGTATCGAAAAAACATTGGTCGGGGAAATCGAGTCCAGCGAAATGACCGTGTAATTCCCGGACAAAGTAACCCCGGCGGCCGTCACCGGGACGAGTATCGAAAACTCATCTCCTACGGAATATCCATGGTTGTTTAGCGTGACCGTAACAACCGACTGGGAAATCGTGAACCCGAATACAGGAACGGAACCGCCGGTTGTGCTGGCGGTCGCCGCCTTGGGCGCCCCCAAGGCGTCGCGGGCGGTGATCTGGAAGTTGTTCGTGCCGTCGACAAAGGTCGCCTGATACATGCCGAACAGGACAAGTCCGCCAACACTGATTTGCGTCTCGATATAAACGGAATCTGTGCTGTAGACGTTGGATCCTGTCGCCGAGATGGTGACGTCGGCGCTGCCCAGCGTGGTGGTAACCGATACGGCCGGGTTCGCCGTCGTCGTGCGCGGCGTCAGGATTTGCCGGGAGCCGTTTTCTATCACAGACAGTCCGTCGCCGGCGTAAATGGAGCCGGCGACAGTCATGGGGCCGCTGTTGGTCGCCTTGAAGACGACCGTTCCGGTTTGCGTTCCGGAATTGTAGGTCGCGCCAGTCAGGGAGTAGGAGCCATTATAACCGCTCGGAGTGACGCCCGAGACGACGATGGTGCTTCCGATGTCGAACTGGACGGAGCCGGAATATGTGATGGTGACGTAATTTTCGAGGCTGATGACCTGATTGGAAAGCGCCGTAATGGTTGCCGACAGCGGCTGCGAGCCAACCCCCAGCAGGCTGTTGCCGTTCGTATCCTGCCACGCCCACAGGGCTCTGGCGATGGACCCGATATTGGTCGGGAAGAATCGCACCCATCCGCCAAGCTTCTGAACGAGGCCGAGGCCCTGCTTGTCGGCGACAAACCGGATGAATTGAGACTCGGAAATAGCCGCCTCATTCAAGGCGAGCGTTCGATTCTGGTCGACGCCCGGCATCAATTTCAGGGTTGCGTGCGGCATGCGCTTACCCTCTCGACGGAGAAGCAGAGACAGCCGGCGCCTGAGAAGACCAGCCTGCGGCCTCGAACTTCTTCCTCGCCTCCTCGACGGCGGCGCTCTTCAGCAGCGTCTGATACTGGGTCTCGTAATTGATCGGCATTTGCGGGTCATTGCTTGCCGCGCTGGTGAAGTTTCGCTGATAGCCGGAGATGTAGACCATCGACGCCATGATGAAGAGGTCGGGCAAATACAGGCTGACGAACGTCGTCTTTTGGGAAGACGACATGCTTATGGGGCGAAACGTGCCGACGATCTCGACATAGTAGCGCTGATCCGCGAACGGGCCGACAAGAAACAGGTTGTCGTTGAAGGGAGCAAAATATTTCGGGACGCCCGTCTGTCCGGATGCGCCGTAAACCGCATCCAGAAACTCCTTGGTTGTTGGCAGGAGAGGTACACGAATTGAGCTGTCCGGATTGGTGTTGCCAGCGGGAGTCAGCACATTGAGCTGCTCTGTGACGACAAGGACGCCGCCGCCATATGGGTCGCCGGGAGCGAAATTTGCCGCATTCGGGACCGTCAGTGTGCGAGCTCCGAGCTCGACGTAATAGGATGAATTCGAAGCGGAGGTGAACAGGAAGTTGAGGTCCCTGTAGATCCTGTTTTCGGCATAGGTGATCGCCTGAGGAAGAATGGTCAGAAACGCAGGGTCCGTTTCGTCGACGACGGCCATGGTGGCGATCTGCGCGATGTAGCTCGTCGTCCCCGAGACCGTGCCATCATACGAAAGGCCCGTCGTCATTTTTTCTTCCCCCAGCCGCAGGCCTCGACGCCTACGGCGTTATGGGCCTTAACCTGCTTGATCGTATCTACTGTATCACGTTTACCCCAGAAAATCGGCCTCGCGCCGGCGCAGAATGTCAGGCTACTCGTCGTCGGCTCGACGGAACCCGTCGTCGTCGCGCACCCCGTCAGGGTTGGCAGCAAGAGAGCGCTCGACAGCAGCGCGAGCCTCGACGGCTTTCTGGGCGGCATTGACCTGCTCCTTGAGGCTTTCGAGCTGCTGCGCCGTCCTGCCGGCGTTTACCAAGGATCTGGCGTATAGCCAGTCGAAGAGCTTGCCAGCGGCCGAAAGAAGGCCGCTGACGAAGCTTATGATTGCAGCAATCACTCGGACGCCTCGACACGGGCGGCCGCCGCAGGGGTGACGCTGGTCGTGAACCAAGTGCGCAAAATTATCGTCGCAAGGCCAGATACGCCTTGAATGGTCGCGACAATCTTCGCCTGCTCATCGGCCGGGAGGTTGAGGCCAAACAGGACGCCAATTGTCGCCACCATCGCGACGACCTGAGTCCAGTTAACCTTCGACCACCAAGCCGACCGGATCGCAACCTCGATAAAGCTGTTCATTCTCTTCTCCTACCTGCAAAGGCCGTCCCGGCAGGCGTCGATCAACGCCTTCCCGGTCGAGCAGCCGGATATGATGGTCGCTATGCCGAGAACGACCAATGTGTAGGCGATGGCCAGCAACATAGCCTTGACACGCATGTCATGCCTCGATTTGCCAATGAGGTCCATCGACGATGGTTTTCCACGTTCCGCCCCACGTAATCGTGACGCCGGCAGACTTCGCCGCCTTTTGAACGGCAGCGTTGATTTTCTTGTAATCGGCAAGATTCCAAGAAACGTCACCACCCGGCATTGCGACAAGATCAACAGCCCTTCCCTTGAGGTGGTAGCTGTTCATCGTCTTGGACTTTCCGGTCTTGACGAGATACGCCTGACGCTCGCGCGTGCGAAGCCCCTCTGATACCTGAAACGGAATTTCAGAAATCTCGCTCGCCTTCTTGATGACGGCGACAAGATTGGCGTCGACGCCACGAAGTCTGGTGAGGCTAGTCCTGTTCAGCATGATAAATTGCCCCTTCTTACTGTCTGTCAGCTTTTTCGCTCAACGTCGCCTGTATGCGGTCGAGCTTGATGTTGATGATGTTCAGCGCGTCGGAATATTCTTTGCGCGTTATATACTGTCCTGCAACAAGAACCTCTATTCCGGCCACTTTGTCGGCGAGGTCCTTGTCGGCCTGCTGAAGGTCCTTCAGAGCGCCCCACAAGACATTCAGCATCCACCCGCCAATCACGCCCAAAAGACCGGTGACGAGGTTAAACAGCATTTGGTAGTCGGGTATGGTTGTCACGATGAGCCCCCAGCCGCCCAAGCAATATCCAGAAGTTTGTTAAGAAGTGTAGATGACGATGATGAGGCCGCCGGCGCCTGCGCCGCCAGCAGCCTTCGTCGAGCCAAAACCACCACCACCACCGCCGCCTCCGTAGGCTCCGCCAGCGCCGCCAGCACTTGCTGCCGCAGCGGGGAAAGTTCCCTTGCCGCCACCGCCGCCTGCGCCAGACCCGGCAGTCGGAGTTGTCCCTGAATAGGACGTTCCGTTCCACGTATTGGTGGCCGTGTAGTCCGTCTTGGTGCCGCCGGGATTGCCTGCTACAGCGGTGCTGGTTGACCCCGTTCCGCCGGTCGCACCAGAGCCGCTGTTGCCGCCTGCGGTTCCATCGTTGCTGGCATTATTGTTGTCTATCGCGGCAGTTCCGTTTGAAGAAATACTTGCCGCGCCGCCGCCGCCATTACCACCATAGTAAGTCGGGGTCACGCCTCCATTACCGCCGCTGAATTTAGTATCCCCATAGCCCGACGCGGCAGCGCCTCCAGCGGCGTTGGTGACTGTATCGAAGCCGCCTACGCCGCCCTTTGCAAGAACTGTTGTGGTCGAGGAAAACCAAGTATCTCCACCGGTTACGCCGTCATTGCTTGTCGGGCTGGCGGCTCCGCCACTTCCCCCAGCGCCGATTGAATAAGACACGGAAGCGCCGGGCGTGAGGCTTAAATTTGTTTTTGCAGAAAACGCGCCGCCACCGCCGCCTGCGCCAAATTGGCCATTGCTGCCGCCACCGCCACCACCGATGCAAATGACGGTGTTGTTCGCGCTGTTCCAGTCAGCCGGGACGGTCCACGACGAGCCAGCCGTGATGAAGATGGTCTTCGTCGTCTGTGACGCTTTGCCTGCGACAAGTGCGTTGAGAATGCCAGCCATCAGGTCAGTCCCGTCCCGCTGATGAGCCAACTGGTCGACGTCACTTTCAGCGCCGTGGCGACGCCGTTCTGCGCGAGGGTTCGCGTTCCGGTTGTCGTCGTGCCAGCCAGTGTCATCGTGTCGGTGGTGATCGCAATCGACAGGTTGCCTGCAAAGACATTGACGATGGTCAGGACCGTTCCGACCGGATAGGCGACCGACGCATTCGCCGGGATGGTGTAGGTCAACCCGGTCGCATTCATAACGGCCATCTGGCCCGAGTCGGCCAGAACGCCTGTGTAGTTCGTCGTCTTTGCCGCGCCGCCGACCTGCGGAATGTTCAGGTAGCCAATCGACGCCGACGCTCCGGGGAACGTCATTGTCGTTCCGTCCGTTCCGGCGAACGTGATTGAGTTGCTCGCCGTCAGTGTCTTGCCGTCCGCGATGGTCAGCGTGGCGCTCGTAGCGGGGGCAGTAATCGCGACCTTATTGATGCTCGTCGCCGTCGCGACCCCGAGGGACGGAGTTGTCAGGCTGGGCGACGTCGCGAAGACGAGAGAGCCAGAGCCCGTCTCGTCCGTGACTGTCGCCGCGAGATTGGCGCTCGACGGCGTCGCAAGGAACGTCGCCATGTTCGCCCCGAGGCCGGAGACGCCGGTCGAGATCGGGAGGCCCGTGCAGTTCGTCAGCGTGCCGCTCGTCGGCGTTCCGAGGAGCGGCGTCACCAGTGTCGGGCTCGTCGCAAAGACGAGGGAGCCGGAGCCCGTTTCGTCGGAAATGACGCCCGCAAGCTGCGCCGACGTCGTCGCGGCAAACGCGCCGAGATTGTTGCTCGTCGTCGCTAGTGTGCCGCTGGTCGGCAGCGTCAGGCTGGTCGTGTTCGTCGCCGTCAGGGTAACGGAGAAAGCGCCGGAGGTGGCCAGCGTCGATCCGTCGCCAAGAGTAAGCGTCGCGTTCGTTGCGGGAGCCGTGATGGCGACCTTGTTGATCGACGTCGCAGAGGCCACGCCAAGGGTCGGGGTCGTCAGAGTCGGGCTCGTCGCGAGGACGATGTTCCCCGAGCCTGTCGTGCTGTTGCCAAGGGCGGTGACCGTGCCGCTGGAGGGCAGGTCGAGGGACGTCGTGCCAGTTGCGTTGAGCGTGATCGAGAACGCGCCGGAGGTGGCAAGGGTCGAGCCATTGGCGAGCGTCAGTGTGGCGCTGGTGGCGGGAGCAGTAATCGCCACCTTGTTTACGCTCGTCGCAGTCGCCACCCCTAGAACGGGCGTCACTAGCGTCGGGGACGTATCTCTGACGATGCTGCCCGTGCCCGTGGTGGAATTGCCGAGCACCGTCACCGTGCCGCCAGAAGCGGGGAACGTGAACGTCTGGCTGTCAGCCCCGGCGGCAAGCGTCATGGTGTTCGACAGCGTCAGAACCTTGCTGGCCGCAGGCGCAAAGGAGGCATAGGTGATGAAGCCGCCCGAGCCATTAACAGCATTCGCCGCAGCAGCAGCGACCCCGGTTCCGGCCACGACAGTGGCGAGAGACCCGAACGCGACATTATTCGTCTTCGTGACCGTAATGACGCCGGTCGACGCGACGATGGTGGCGTCACCCGACATGGTGAAGCCACCCAGAACGCCTGCGTTGTTATACTGAATTTGCCCGCTTGAGCCTCCAGCCGCCGTTCCTCCACCACCGCCAGACTGGACAACCCATGAAAGGTTCCCTGCCCCATCGGTTTGCAGGACATAACCATTCGTTCCGGCGTTGGACGGAAACGTCAGAGACTGCGGAAAACTGATCGTCTTCCCGTCTGAAATCGTAAGTGTGGCGCTCGTCGCCGGGGCCGTGATGGCGACCTTGTTGATGCTGGTCGCTGTCGCCACACCAAGCGTCGGAGTCACCAGCGTCGGAGACGTCGCGAGGACGATGCTGCCGGAACCTGTCGTCGTGTTCCCGAGCGCCGTGACCGTGCCGCTCGTCGGGAGCGCCAGGGAGGTGTTCCCGGTCATCGTCAGCGTCGTGTGGTAGCTGTCGCCAACCGTCTCAAAGATGCTGTCCGACGCCAGCTTCAGGGTCGCCGTCAGAGCCGGGGTCGTGAACGCGACCTTGTTGATGCTGGTGGCCGTCGCGACGCCGAGCGCAGGCGTCGTGAGACTGGGCGACGTGGCAAGAACAATGTTGCCGGAGCCGGTGACCGTATTGCCGAGGGCTGTCACCGTCCCCGTCGTCGGCAAGGTCAGGTTGGTCGTCCCGGCGAGGGTGAGCGTCAGGCCGAACGCGCCAGACACAGTCACTGCGCCGCCGGTCGAGAACGCGCCGCCGGTCGAGAACGCGCCCGTTGTCGAGAGCGTCGAGCCGATGGCGACATTGCCTCCCGTCGAGAACGTGGAGCCGCTGAAAAGCGTAAATGTGACCGGCGACGCGGGCGTCGTCACAGAGACATTGTTGAACGAAGCGCCAAGGACTGAGCCAGTTACATGGAGGGCGGCGGACGGGGAGCCTGTCCCAATCCCGAGTCGATTGTTGACGTTGTCCCAGAAGAAGTTGGAATTGTTCTGGGAGTATATGCCAGACGCCCCGGAGAAGACCACGGATCCGGTGGAAAAGACAGTCGTCGTTCCGGTCCCGCCAAGAGATGGAGCCAGCGCTCCACCCGTTCCAATTGGGTTGGCGAGCGCGGCAATCTGCGCTGTCGTCACGCGAACAGAGGAGCCGGACTGAACGGCCTCCACCTGTTCCGTCCCACTGAGGGCGATTGCGGCGGGCAATCCGGGAATTTGAACGCTGCTCATGTAAGCGGCCCCGTTTTTGGCACGGTCGTGTTGCCGTAAGGAAGTCCGGGGTCATCATTGCCCGGCGCATTCGGGTCAGTGCCCGGCTCGGTGTTCTTGCCGCCCGGCGGCTCGCCGGTCTGCTGCACGACGCGCGTGTTGTCGTCTTCAGTGATGCGAACGTCGCCGCCCGGGACGGGAATCCCGGTGACGGGGTCGACCGTGTTTTGACCCGACGTCGTTCGGTAATTGGTTTCCGCCGAAACGTAATCCTGCGTGCGGGGATTCTGGATCGGCACGGGATCCGCAGGGATAACCGGCGCCCGCAGTTGCTGCTGCGGGACATCGAGACATGATTCGCAAACAAGAATGCGCAGGTTTTGAAGTGACGCTCCGCGCCAGTCATACTGCCACTGAAGGCGGTAATGATTTGTCAGACGCCCGCATCTGTCGCAAATTGCGAAGGCCTGTGGATTTCTGGAGCTGACGCGAGCTCGCCCGTGCGGCCTCATGACGCAGCCTCTCTACGGCGGCGCTCAGACTGAGCCACTCTCATTTTTTCTCTTGTCTCTTCGGTCATTTTTGACCCGCGTTTTTTGTCGGCAATACGCTGAAGCGTCTCTGGACTATGCTTTTTACCATAAAAATGGTTTTTCTCCCCCGAAACTCTTTCCGCTCTTTTTTGTCGAGCTTCTGGATTGTTTGCGTAGAATTTTTGAATCGAAGCGCTCATTTTTGCGCGCGTTTCAGGACTCGCAAACCTTGGTTTCGCATCCATCATTTTTTTAATGCGGTCCGGAGTTGCCCTGTCTTTAGCTATTTCAGCCGCACGTTTACGCTGATCAGGATCAGACCATCGGCGCGCCGAAGATGCGCGCATCTTAGCTCGCGTCTCTTCCGTTGGCGTCATACCGTCTCCGCCATCTGTAAGGTTCACAAGATCAACGCCAATTGAACGCCAAAAAGCGATCCTTTCCTTCTCTAAATCAAAAGCTTCGCGCTCTGTTAATCCACTTGCAACAATACGGACATCGACACGCAAACCGGCCCGTTTCAATTTATTTCTTGTGCGCGTGTAGCGGATGTTGCGATTCCATAGGCTGTGCATGCGGGTTCCTTTCCCGCCTCCGCCTTTGCCTACGTAAAAGCACCTATCCATATCAGGCCGCCAGTGTTCATAGACATAGAACTTGCTCATTGCTTATCCCCACATATTTGGGGATATATACCACCTAGCGAAAGTAAGATCCAATCTGAGGCGACACATAGAAATTGGATGTTTCAACATTTTGCGCGGCCGCAATCTCATAGGCTTCATCCGCCAGCGGCTTCAGGATTGCCGCCTTCTCCGGGGCCCATATAAGAGCCAAGCGCGTGGCAAGGCCATACGCAAAGGCCTCCAGCCAGATCGGCGGGATGTCGACATTCTCGACACCGCTCATATTGGCGTCCTGTATCCTCAGGACGGCATAGTAGACCAGATTGGTCTGCGATCCGTCAGGAACGGGCCACAGCGTCACGGTTGGCGACAGGGTGCGGTCGAACCAGAAGGCGGTCGGGTAGCCCTCCTGCGTCTTGTTAGGGTAGCTCGCATATTCCGTGCGGCTGATCGGAAGGATGATTCTGTCGATCTCCGGGGATCCAGAGGCAACGTAGGCGTCGAGGATTACGACGGTCGACGGGTCGACGGAATAGGTCGCCGTGCCGGCGACAAGCGGCGTGGTGACCTTGGTCACCTGCCACAAATTGACCCCCCGGTTCGACCAGTTCGCCAACATCATGTTCATTGCCGTGCGTGACGAGTCCATGTGCTCTTGCAGCAGGGACGTCGGACGCACGCCGATCAACTGGTAGGCATAAAGGGTCAACTCGCCGGACGACGGGTTGAACGAGTATGTGCCGCTGGTGCTCATTCTTCTCCAACCCGTCGCTTGAACGGCGATATTTTACATCAAGACGACGCCATCATCAAAATGGCTCGCCAAGATTTACTGCGCGCCGGGCTCGACCACGATGGGCGGCACGCTGTCCTGCGCCTCTTTCGCCGCGTTGGTCTTCTCGACGCTGATAGTGTTCGCGAGGATGCCCTGAAGCAGCCCGTTCGCCACGGCGTCGAACACTTCCTGACCAGTCGGCGGGCGCACGGACGCGGGAGTGCCGGGCACCTCGGGGACAGCCGGGATGAGCGGCGTCAGTTCGTTGCCGTCAGCGTCGAAGGTGGCGGGGATTTCGGGAATGCCCGGAACACCCGGCACTTCCGGCACGACGACGCCGTTGGGGAAGTAAAGCGACGCATAGGCGATGGTGATCCGGTCGATGTCGCCATCGGCCAGCG